GCTGTGGCCCTCGCCGGTCGCCACGACCAAATCCGGAGGGTCTCCGATGGGATTTTGAAGCATGAGCCACATGGCTTCCACATAATCACCCGCAAATCCCCAATCTCGCTTCGCATCAAGATTGCCCAGATAAAGTTTCTTCTGAAGGCCGTGTTTAATTCTGCCCACAGCCCGGGTTATTTTTCTGGTGACGAATGTCTCGCCCCGCCTAGGGCTCTCGTGGTTGAACAAAATTCCACATCGGGCAAAGAGACCGTACGAATCACGATAATTGACGGTGATGTTGTGGGCAAAAACCTTTGAACATGCATACGGAGATCTAGGCCGGAAAGGCGAGGATTCACACAAAAAGGCGTCGCCGGGCCGCAACAATCCACCAAACATCTCACTTGAAGAAGCCTGATAAAATCTCGCCTGAGGAGCGTGGTCTCTGATGGCGTCCAGAACGCGCAAAGTTCCCAAACCCGTGGAATCAGCAGTGTAGGCAGGCTGTTCAAAAGAAACGCGGACATGACTCTGAGCAGCGAGATTATAGACTTCGTCCGGCTGTACGTTTCTAACAATACGGGCCATAGCAGTCCCATCGCACACATCTCCATGGTGAAGGTGCAAATGATCAAACTCATGGTCAATGCGAAGAGTATTGAACATGCTTGATCTGCGGATGATGCCGTGAACTTCGTATCCCTTGGCAAGAAGAAATTCAGCAAGATAAGATCCGTCCTGCCCAGTAATTCCGGTGATTAAAGCCTTATTCATAATCTAAATTGTATGAAAAAAAATATAAATTGCAATGTCATCAAGACCGCAGAGATTCATATGACTTTTGACCTAATGGACAATATTTCATTGTATCTTTTTTTCATTATTTCTTCGTTCCACGTGTATTGCACGCCCCAATTATGCTGAATATTACTATCGCTCAGTCTTGAGCCCAACAATTTGTGTCTGAGTATTAAGTAATTCGGGTTCAGGTATTTGTAATGCAAAATCTTGATGTCGGCATTCTCGCTTTGGACGGCCAATTCAGGAGTGTTTGAAGAATGACATCCGGGACCATATTTGATTTCCAGATTGGGATTGAATATAGCACGTTTATCAAGATTGACATATCTTGATCCATATTTGTAATTATCAACCAAATCACAATCCTTTTCTATGAAGCAATTCGGAATCATCTCATAGCCCTCCGTCTTGGGGAAATTTATTCCCATAGACTTGTACTCACTAAGCAGATTCACTAAATTTGGATGATATATAAATTCGTCACTGTCGCACACAATCACCCAATCCGCCGACCCTCTGGATTTTTTATATGCATTGTTTTTTATCTCCAAGTACATTGAATCATCAAGTTTATTGTTGCTAGACCACGTTCGTATTTCTCCGCCCATTTTTTCCACTATTTCTGCAGTCCCGTCAGTAGATTCGTTGTCGTAAATAATTATTTTTTCACAAAATTTTGCATAATGCCTCATAAAAAACGGCATCATGAACTCTTCATTCCAAGCAACAGCGTAAAGATGTATCTTCATGTAATGCTCTTGTATGACTTTTTCAAAAAGTAACCCAAAGGAGTTTTTTCATATATATCATTGATTTCAAATGACTCTAATTCCTTGTAAACACTATTTACCAGCATTATGACAGGCTGGAAGTCGCGTAATATTTTTGTGTAATTTGAATATGGTGATCTTATGAATTCATCAACACACTTGTCCCAATTAACTGGATATATTGAGTCCAATCCTTTCATTATATTGTAGTCGTCATACAACTTGGGTTCGGTATAATACATCCTATCCAATAATTGGTTGTCTATTTCTGTCCAATTGAGATTTTGCATCTTGCGATCTGTAATTTTTATCATTTCCGATCGCCATCTCTTCATGCATTCGGTATTTTTCTTACTGCCGAATATGCCGTTACATAAGTTCAAATTATTTTCAACGACAAAAAATCCATTTTTTTCATCAATCATATCAAATAGGGGATCAATAGAAGACATCACCACGGCGTCGCTATCAAGCCATATTCCACCATAATCGCAAATCACATTTACCCTTACAAAATCAGCCTGATGAGCCGGATTCAATTTGTGAAAATAGTGCGGTGTTGATGTGTAGTTTGATACATTTTTGTCGTTTATAAAGTGTACTTTATAACCTACGCCGTTATTTGAATGAAGATAAATTAGATTCCTCAAGATTGATATGAGTTTATATTCATATCCAACCCAATAAATAAATACATTTCTGTCTCCCAAATCGGGACTGCATGGAGTCTTCAAAGGAGACGCGGCCGGAGCCTCCCGCACGTTCTTTTTCTTGAAATTGACCGAAGCCAATTTTCCGAACGATCTCCAAAGGTCAGAAGAACACACGGAATTCAAGACCGAAGGCATGCTCTCCAAATCAGACCGGATGATCAGATCGGAAAAGTGCTCGTGTTGACTGGGTTCCGAAACGACGGTCTTCCCGTTTATCAAAGGATAAAAAATTCTCGCCTGCTCCTGCCTGTTCCAAGGCTCAAAAGCGTGTATGTTCAGAACGACCTTGGAATCCGATATGTACCTGTCCAAGTCCGGATCGCCCCGGACCCAAACCATACGAAGATTAGGGCAATTTTTCTGGAGTCTTGCTATAGCCTCGCTTCTTCTGTCGGTCATTTCTCCATAGAAAAGGACATCTATGCTCGGATGATCTTTTGATTCTATCTTCTCAAGACAAGACGCGTGAACAAAAGGAAATACATTGTGAACCACAATGCCCCGTTGGGCTAGGAAATGAGCATTGATCGGATCGCAGTCCCAAACTTCGTCGTAACCACGAAGATTTTCAATGGTCAACTTCACATTTCTCCAGTCGCCCAGCCCCATCATCTGTTTTGATTGGTAGGCAATGATCTTCTTGTCCGGAAACAACTGTCTTATTGATTCGGGATTACGCCTCGAGTGGCGTCCGACGACGAACAACTCGCCGGACCTCGCCTCCTCATCCAAATGCTCCAGAAGCATGAACGCGACGACGGAAGAAAAGTCGTCAAGTTGAAGAATTGATGTGTGATTTCCGCTTATTGTCTTCATCTGAATCCGGCAAGGAAACCCAGTCCCTTTAGGGGGTGGGTAATTGACTTATAGTATCGTTGAAAATTGAACCAATCAAAAGCCCAGAGAAAACGGCCTTGGCGTGCCTTATTACCTTCTTGCATCCCTGAGGATTGTTCCTTGATGCCATGATTCCGGAAACGACCGATTCGGCGATTCCCTCGTCCTCGCTCATGAAAAGTTCCACCGCACGACCCAAGGAGTCCACCAATTCATAAGGATGCTTGTATTCACGGGTGTGGCTCCATGCTCCTTGGAGTCCAACCGGGTCCAAAGAATCCATAATTCCACCAATTTCAAAAAGGGCGTTGGTGGCCTTGGAAACACACACTCCCGTTCCTTCCACGCTCTTGATCTCCCCCAATAGACCAGAGCCCAGAATGATTTCTTTTATATTCTTGGAATTTCCATAAAAGAATTTGATGGACCATTCGGGACCGGGAAAAGAATTGGAAAGTTCAAAACGGACACCGCTCTTGAACCTCAACCCCGGTATAGCCGCCCTGAATTTTCTATCGATGGCGAATGAATAGCCGGGCTTGTCGGGACGGGTGGCCTTGGGAGCGGAAGGCGGAACAAAATTTTTGATTGACTCGGACGGAGAAGGAAGATCGTCCGTCAGGGTCCCGAGCATGGCGTGGGCTATGTGATAGGAAAGAAGCGGCGGAATGGCGTTGCCTATCATCTTCTGCTTCTGCGGGTGAGTGTCGCCGTAGAACTGATAGGCCACAGGAAAAGACTGAAGGCACGCACGTTCGCGTAGGCTAAGACGCCTGAAGCCGTCCCCCTCAGGAACGACTATGCTCTCCCTTGACACCCTCGTGCAGGTGGCCGTGACGGTCCTAGAAGGCCTGTCCAGACGGTCGGGAAAAGACATATTGTTGTAGACGGGATGGTGGGTCTTGGTCTCCCTGTTGATCCTTTCCTCCTCCCAAGAGAGAGACAACTCTTTCTCGTGGTCAACAAGGGCTTCCTGAGGGATTTCTGTGCCGTAAACGGGGTCGTGGGCCAACGGCGAAGAAAGGGCCCTTAGAACGCATCCTAAGGTCCTAGAAATTGATTTATCCCTGTAGGCTAGGAGCAGATCGGAATTAAAATTCCCTATTATGCACCGCTGCCTTCGTTGGGGTACGCCCCACTCACTGGCATCCAAGACAAGTATGGTCGGATTCAAACCGCAGAACCTGTGCAGGACGCCGCCCTGATTGAGTTCGCTTCTCATGATGGCGGCGAGGCGGGGAATGTTCTCCATGGCCCAAAACCTAGGCCCGACGGCTTCCACGACCTCCAGAAACTTCTCCACGTCCTTGAGGCCTTCTAGTATGTTTCCCTTGCCTCCCCTGTTGGCGAGAGAAAACTGAGTGCAGGGCGGGCTGCCGACGACAATGTCCGCCTGAGGAAATCCAGACAAAGGAAGTCCCCTCACGTCGGCCATCACGATCTTGTGGCCGTTGTTCCTCTCATTTGTGAGATTGGCCTTACCCCACCATTCATAGGATGATTCCACAGAGACTCCGGCCATGGAAAGACCGAGAGACCATCCTCCAACGCCGGAATAAAGATCAATCGCCCTCATCGGTCGTCACTTGTCTTTCTTAGAGATTTGGGACGATTTCCATTCTTCCCACTTGGAACTAGCCTGAGCCACCTTGGACTCAAGTTCCTTCTTCCTAGATTTGTATTCCTCAAAGTGCTTCTTGAAATCCTCCTCCAAGACCTTCTTCTCCTCGTGGACGGCGGCGACCGCTTGGGAAAATGCGGCGAATTCCTCGGAAAGCAACAACTCATGCTCGTTCATTTCTACACCTTTCTGTTTGTTTGATTCAATTTAACAAAAAACCGAATAAATTAAAAGAGAACATTCAACATCATTTACTCTTCCTTCCACCCCTGATTTTTGACATGTTCTCAAAACCCTTCTCGCCGAGAATCCCGTCTGCCAAGCCATAGTACACAGCCTCGTCCGGCATGAGATACCAGTCGCCGACCTGCTTTATCTTCTGGTCTATAAAGTTGTTGACCTTCCTCAAACTGAACTTCCTGTCCTTGAAATACTTGCCATGGACGGCCCGCTCAGCGAAAACCTCAAGCATCCTCTTGCAGTTCCTCTCGTTCTGGTCTATCGCACTCTTGGCGGCCATGGTGTTGTCCTCAAGAGATATGGAACCGTGGTGAATCATCATCTCGCAGTCCGGCATCAGAACCCTCTTGTCGGCTGCCTGAAACACTATGCCACTCATGCTGCTCGCCTGGGCGTATCCGAGTATCGTCATAGGAGCCTTAGACAACCTTATGGCGTTGAATATGGCCATGCCGTCGCTCCAGTTTCCGCCGATCGTATGCATGTGAACAAGTATGTTCTGACTGTTCTGGCACTCCAATATGTGCAGGTTCTTCACGAAGGACGTGGCCATCCTGTACTCCACGCCCGGTTCCTCCTCGGCGTCCACGTACCCGTGGAGGTATATCTCACGATTAAGATTGTTGATGTGGTGGTTGTGTATCTCGCTTATCAGCTGTTCTACTGATACACTTCTCTTCGTGATTGAATTCATGGTGCACCACGTATTAGTCTAGTGGAAATGACACCATATTTAGCCCCGCCGACAGGCAAAAAACCAACCCAAAAAGCCCTTAAAATAAGGGTTTTTCGCAATTTCAGGAGCCGTATTCCTCCCTCGGGACCATATCCACCTCGCAGGAATCCCCACGGCACCTGTAGACCGTCTCACGACCCGACCTGTCCCCAGTGACGAGATGAACGTCGTTCTTCCACAAACGACGCAACGATTCAAGGACTGGACCCACATAGGACTCGTGAAGTGGGCGTCCGGTCCACTTGTGCTGGAGCAGCATTATGCCCTTGCCCCTGTGATTCGGATCCATGAGCCTGATCTCGGGAAGACCACCGTTCATGTGCCTAGAGACAAGCTTGGCCTTGATCTTGTGCGGGTCCTTGCTCTCTATCTTATATTCCCCATTTGGATACTTCTTCCACTCGAAGAACTCGTACTTCTCGCAGAACTCGGGGGTAAAAAATTCCATAATCAGCGTTAGGTCGTTGTATAGTTTCCTGACCTCGAAGACCTTTTCTCTGCCGAGCCCGAGCTTCAAATCCCAATCCTGCTTCTTGCTCGCATCCGAGCACTCCTCCCACTCGCGACCGAACCTGCCCTTGTCCCAACGTTCCTCTATGTCGCAAAGAAGATTAAATCCGAGCTTGTATGGGTTCATGCTGTACTTGCCCCCGAGAACACCCATCTTGTGCTTGGCGTACTCTATGATGCCCGCACTGTCATGCTCCTGTCCGAGTCCGCTCAGCCCCTGTTTTGCTATTATGTGGTAGTCAACCCAGCTGTTGTGGTTGATAAATCCGTGGGCAGAATAGCGATGAGTTTCGTCCACGGTCATGTCATATACGGTCTCCTTGCCTTTTCGGATTGAGACAACCTCGTCGGACCATTTTTCCTTTACGAACCATCTTCTTTCGTTGACATATTTTGAAAGTGAGTCTTGCTTTCTCTTCAATCCGAAACCAATTTGCTCCATGAATTTTTTGGCTTGCGAACTGCCCATTCTAACATGCCATATATGAATCTTGGTCTTGTCGCAAGACTTCGCTCTCTTTCTGCTACACAATATGCCGTAATTTAAAAGAATAGTCTGAACTTGTTCTCCCATCTTTTCGCTAGAGGTTGACAATATGACGCCTGCCTTGCCGGCATAGCCATCACAGTCAAAATAAGAACGCAAGAATGCCGACATCACATTTTTTGGAGACCTTAAAATGCACTCGGGTATTGTCTTCTGTCTTGCGCACCTTCCGGTCAAAAAACCAAGGCTTTTCAAGAATTCCTGAAGACTTTTTGAAGAGCACGAAATTCTCCACCTTCCATTTTTTGAACTGCCGTCCCATTTTCTCTTGCTAGTCAATCCAAATAGAGAATTCAATAGGCGTTCATATTCCTGAATTTGATCAAGGTCTCCCGATGTGAGTCCTAGAGACCTGCCCAATTCTGAAATGTGTCCGTCTCCTATCATGTAACCAAGAAAACTTGCGAGGCTTTCTGTGACCGATGAAGGTATTGAAATTTTTTTTCTTCTAATCAGTTGGGTTTGTCCCATTCTTGAGAACTGCTCATCAAACAACTTGCTCAACTCAACAACTTTTGATCCCGCCTGCTCGTCGGTCTGCATTCCCATTCGGTAGTAGTTGTACTTCCAATATCTTGAACCAAGAATTTTCTTTATCTTGGAGGTAGTAAGCCTTTCTTCTTCTTTGTAGTTTATTCTGACCATCTTTGGGGGCCACACATCAGAAACGCCGATCTTTACTTCGTGTTTTTTTCTGATGTCTTTAAGATAAACCCACTGGCCATTGGAATCCATAATTCTATGGTTGTCGGAACCCAATATCCTGTAGCCTCTTTTGGTTTCTATTTCTACGGTATCCCTGTCCTTAAAAATAAACCAGTTGCTGACTTTTCTATTGGTTTCGCCGTCTGATACATTGCACGATATTTTATTCTCCACCAACTCTCGTGCCGTCAAAAGCCCGCCATCAGTGGCTATAAGCGTTTCGGGACCTACACATGCATGGCCCTCATTAATTGTCTTAGTCATCCTCTGCGGCGCGAAATACATGCTTTCCTCGTAGAGCATGGAGACGATGTCGCTCTCCCATGGCTTGAGCGGAGCGTTGTCCCTTATGAAGCCCATTATGTCCTTGGTGGAACCAACGAACATATCAAGGTACTCGGCCGCCTCTATCTTTTCTATCTGCTCGTGCTGCTTCTTGATCCACTCGTCAGTGTTGACGTACTCCTCCATGTAATCGTGGCCATCCTCAACCTTGAGACGGTTGGGATGGCGGTACTTCCTACTGTCCCGGTGAATGTTGTCCTTGTACCGCTTGGGTTGCCAAGCCTTGGAGGGATCTATCAGGGTCTCTATGCGGAGCACATAGTCTATGAACTCCGTGACCCTTTCCTTGCCCCAACGGCTCATGTACTTCCTTATCCTCGTGCCGTGGTTGGCCAGTTCGTTCATCATGTTCTGGCTCGTCTTAGCGAAGTAAATATTGTTCTTGAAGAAATCGGCGTGGCCTAGGGCGTGGGCCACCACCGTCACGTTGTCAAGGAGCGTGTTTGAATCTAGGCAATAGAGGTAACAGGGGTCTGTGTTGACCACCATCTCGTATATCCTATGCATGCCGTGCATATATCCGCGCTGAAGTTCTTCGTACTCCATCCCCCATTTCCAGTGCGGATACCTAACCGGGAATCCTCCATACGCAGCGATTTCGCTGATCTCGTCGTAGGTGAGCATCTCAACTACGGTGGGTGGAAAGTCGCAGCCGAATTCGCTCACCCTCCTGAATATCTCGGGCAGAAGCCTCTTCAACTCCTCTGGCATCGGAACGCCGGGGATAGTATTGTTGCCCATGAGTACGGGCGATCCGAGCATGAATTTGTTCTGGTTCATCCCATCACCTGCCAGTAGTTGTTTTCCCTTGATCTTCCCTTGCCGAGCAAGTCCATGATCGCGTTCTTGATTTGCTTGTCCCTCTCCTCATCCGTCATAGGATTTGGCATGGTTCCGACCTGGGCGGTCCGTATGTTTGGGGCCTTGCAGTTCTGGTCAACGTACTGCTTCAGGCTGTTTTCATAATTCCACGAGAGTATTTGCGTTATCCCAACCATGTTTACTGTCTTGGCGGAGAATTCCTCCTTGAGGGTTCTGGCGAAGACAGAATTGTCATCGTCCCAGTTCTCGCCGTCGGTGAAGTAGAAGAGATATATGTTCCATTTGACAGGATCATACCTGTTCTCAAACATCTTTGATATGAGTTTGAGGGCCGTGGAACAGGTTGTGCCGCCCCCATACCTGTACTTGTAAAACTTCTTCTCGTCCACCTCCTTGGCCACGGTGTCGTGCCAGACGTAGACCCTTTCCACCTTGTCGTAGAACTTCCTGATCCATGCATCTATCCACCAACTCATGTCACTGACCACGTCGCACTTGTACTGATCCATGCTGGCGGAGCCGTCTCGGGCGAAGAATATGACGGCGTTGCTCGAGGGTATCTTTATCTCGTTGAACTGACGATACCTCTTGTCGCTGTTTATGGGGGTGATGAGTCTGACCGGGTTCGCGAAGCCGGGTATCTGATGAAGTTTGTTTATTGATCCGTCTGCGCACTGTCTCTTGAGGGCCTGCTTGAGCGTCCTCGCGTTGTGACGAAGGCTCTCGGGACCCACGAGCGATATGTTGTTGTATTTCTTTATGACCTGCTCGTAGGTGTCGCCCGGCTTCGGCTTCATCTCAGGGAGTTCCAACTCCTCCTGCATGAACTTGAGGACGTCCTCCATGTCCACGGCGATTTCTATGCCGTCGCCCTCGTCCTGACCTGCCTTATTGCCTTTTCCATTCCCCTTTTGAGGATCTCGGCCTATTACATCACCCTTGTCGCCCTTTCCCCTGCCGATCCCCTCGTCGTTCTCCCCGTAGACTATGTGGGGGATGTCTATCTTGGGGATCGTCACGACTACCTTGCCGTTCTTGCCCCTGTTCCTGAAGATGCTTCCGTTCTTGATGTACTTCCTGAGTTCCCTGCGCCTTATGCCGCCATAGACGTCCTGGAAGTCCTTGTGGTCTTGATCGATCCGTCTTGGCATGATTCACCTCAGTCCTCTTCAGCCACATCCCCTCGGGCGAATATAGAACCGCAGTAATCAAGCACGTCAGTGGCGCTCTGCTCGTTGTATCCGTAATTCTTTATGAGCCTCTGCTTCACCGCATCAATCTTCTCCTGAACCTCCTTGTCCACGACGGTGGCTCCCTTGATATTAAGGGCCGACAACTTGATGTGATCCTTGGTGTCCTCGAACAACTTCGCCTCAAGGGCCTTCTTCAACTGGGGATTTGAGTCCCACTTGAACTGCTTGCCGCCGTGAGCCAGATGTCCGATGAATCCCGCGAGCATCCTCCTGAAGTCGTCTGCTCCGACCTCGGGAATGTCTATCTTTTCCTCTATGGAGCGCATGAGTCTCTCGTCGGGCTCCTGATCCTGCTCGGTGAATGGGTTTCTGATCTTGGTCCCGTTGATGTAGGCCATTACATTGTCTATGTAATTGCCGCATAGCCTCTCTATGGCATGCTCGTCACCGACAAGAGCCTTCTGAACCTCGGTCTTGAGGATTTCATCAAGCTCCTTCTTGGCAAGGTCTATGCACGCCACGTACTTCGCCTTGTCCTCCTCATTGTTGAGAAGCGACTGGTGGTCTATCCCGGCCTTGAGTTCATTGAGTACCATGAAGAAATTTATGTAGTCATAGTGCGAACTGAGACAATTGCTTATCTTGTCTTGGGTGTAGCGGCAGCTGATGCCTATCATCCCCTCATCGGGATACTTGTCCCTTAGTTCCTTGACGCTGTCCTCCGTCCAGCCGGGAAGGCTTCTGCCGTCGTAGAGCTTGGCCTTCTCCACGAGGGTCATTTTTCCGTCCTTGTCGTCCTGCAGCCTCGTGAGAACCGACCAGAGGGCGGCGATCTCCAGGGTGTGCGGGGCGATATGTTGCTTTATCCTTTCATTGTTGTACTGATGCTCTAGGACCTTGAGTTCCTCGCTCCACCTCAGGAGATACGGCACGTCTATCTTCACAGTCCTGTCCCTGAGAGCTTCCATGGTCTGGTCGCCCTTGAGCCTGAGGAATTCAGGTGAATTCGTATGCCCAATGAGGACTGTATCCACGGCGACCTGAGGAAACTTTTTGGGCTTGATCTGCTTCTCCTGAGACGCACCGAGAAGGTCGTAGAGGAACTCCTTGGCGAGCTTCAGCATCTCTATGAATTCAACCAGTCCCCTGTTGCCTATGCAGAACTCGCCGTCAAAGTTAAAGGCCCTTGGATCGGAGTCCGTACCAAAATGGGGCAGTTTTCCCCAGTTGATATCGCCGGTGAGTTCGGTGCTGTCTTGGTTCTTCTCATCCTTGGGCTGGAATGTCGCAATGCCACATCGGTCAGACTCACTGTGGGTCTTGCGAACAACGCGAATGTGATTTTCCACGACCTTGCCCCAATCACCATCGTTTCTGAGGAGCAATTCCTGCATGAACTTCTTTGAACGGGGATCCAGATCACCTTCCATGGTTATCCTGTACAACGAAGTCCTTTCCTTGTCGGGAGTGCCTTCCTCCAGAATCTTGTTGAGGTCCGCGATGACCTCCTTCCTCATGTCGCTCGGCAGCAACTTAAGAGGGTCCTCATGCATGGGCGACTCGTCCTCGGCCTGCGTGTAGATTCCGTCATCCTTGCCGGTTGGCAGATTGACCCACTTGAACGTGTACCAAGCGCCTTCCTCGGTGAGGGAGTACTTCTCCAAGCCCTTCTTGATGCAACGCAGTATCGTTGACTTGGAACTCCCCACAGGTCCGTGCAGGAGCAAAACTCTGCGGTCCGGTCCGTATCCTCCGGCTGCTCCCTTGAAGAACTGAACCAGTTGATGGAGAGTCTCGTCCAATCCGAATATCGGCGTGTCGGACTCCTCAAAAAACTTGTACTTGATGTAGGTCTTCCTGTACCTGTCAACCTTGCTGGTGCCCTTGCTCAGTATCATGTCGTACAGATACTGGTAGGCCGTCCTTGCGAGACGCGGGCGTTCATACAGAAGATCAACATACTCGGAGAACGACATCTCCTCGTTCAACTTCTTGAATTTTTCTTTATCAAACCTTGAGGAGAGTTTCTGGAGCTTGTCGCTCATTTATTGTTCCTTTCAGTTTTCAGAACAATTTATTCTAGTGTGTATAAATAATTAATCAATCCCGATCACTTGACATCGCCGAAGTGCTTGCCGCTTGATATGTCGTCTATCTTCCTGTACGGTTCGGCCCCGACTCTGGACGCCTTCGCCGCAGCGGCACGCTGATCCCTTGTTCCTCCGGGCTTATCCATATTGTGTTTGAACCTGTAGTCGTGTCCCTTGCTCTCGCTGTTCCATCTGTCTGTTCCGACTGGGTTGGCGAATTTTACGGAAGGACAACCCATTATCTCCGTTTTTTCTCGAGAGCCGCAGGACGGACATTCGGCATTGGCGACGTTTTCAGTCTTTTCGGACATGTTTGACCAAACGTCGTAAACTTCTTCGCACTTTTCACATTTCATTTCATATCTTGGCATATCAAGCACCTTCCATCATGTTTCTGATTCTAACATATACGTCTTCCAGCATTTTGAGACGGGAGGAGTTTCCCATGAATCTCCAAAGTATTGACTTCTCGCAGAATTTAATGGCGCAATCCAGCAGATGATGCTCCGGATTGGACATAGGGGTCATGGTTATAAATTCTTCAGGCATGAAACCCATGCCCTCCATGTCCTCCGCATCCTCCTCGTCATCACCACGACCCTCTTCATCGAAATAAAATCGTCTCATCATCCTCCAACCGACTTGTAGACGAAACCACATCGCTCCCAGAAATTTAATATAGCGACCTCGTTGACGGTAAGGTCGTGAGTTCTAAATCTTCTCATCGCACGGTAAAAAGGAACCTCTTGATTATTTATCCATTTGTCAACAACAAAATTACCACAGCCGTCGGAATAATCTATGAACGAGGCCTGATTGTTGCTCTTGGAAGAGACTGGGTCACAAGAGCCATTGAATTCCCGCAAGATCATGACGGTGGGTCTGATCTTCACTTCTGCCTTGACATTCCTTGATATACGGACTCCCACGCGAGGGGCCCATTTAAAAAGGGGTTTGTCCAAGTTCATTTCCAGAGAAACATCGCAATCAGGAAGCCATTTCCTGATGGAATACCAAGAAGCGAACGACATCCAGTCGTGACACGGGACGCAGCTGCAAGTTATCGCTATTGAGTTTGGAATCGCATGAACCATCAAACTAATAGAGTTCAGGTGCGATTTTTAAAAGGAGAAATGGGAGCGAATGGCCTTGCTGGCTTGGCAGGCTTGGCCGACATCCGGTATCGCATCCCGTGCTGGGTCATTCCCCCGGCGTTAAGGCCCGTGGCGGTTAACTTGGGTCCAGAACCCTTGCCGCCTTCTTCCAAGAGCCATTCACGAAAAGTCACATTCCCTCGTCGGAAATCACGTCGGCTATCTTCTTTAGGTCTTTGGGCGTGGTTCCTGGATTGCTCGCAACCTGCTTGCCGAGCGTCTCAAGAGCGGCCTTCTGCATCTGCTTGGGCTTCTTCATGTTCGCCGCTATTGTCTTTTTGATCATAGTGTCAATCTTGGCCCCATCGTCTTTGAGGGCCGCAGAATTAGTTGGTTTAAGGAGCTGGCCCGGTTTGGCGGGTGTCATCTGCTCCCTCATACAAAGCCAGTCTTTAAATTTATTCATGCCTTATCTAGGGGCAATTGACCATATTTTTTCAATTATACCCGTAGTGGAATGATTTCCCACCAAACCGAAAGAACACACCTCGCCCACAAGGTCCGATCCCACAGGATTGGGCCAGTCGGAGCCTTTGACAAGGACATCCGGCCTGACTCTTTTAATCAATTCGTAGGGGGTGTCCTCGCCGAAGTCTAAAACGAAGTCAACGCACTCCAAGGCCGCAATCATGGACTTGCGATAGTCCAAACCATTCACCAGTCTGTGGGATTTATTTTGCCTGATGGCACTGTCGTCCGTGTTCAGGGCGACAACGAGCGAATCGGCCTTTGATTTGGCGTGTTTGAGAAGTTCCACGTGACCGGGATGCAAAATATCAAAAAAGCCATTAGTGAATGCCAGTTTAAAATCGCGATTAATCAGATTCCTAGAATCCACGAATTTTGTGGGCTCAATCTGATAAGGGTAAATCGGCCTATTGTGGGATTCGCGGACATAAAGAGAACAGGCCTCAAACGCTATCTCCACCGACCTTCTGATGTCTATTGAATGGCACATGCACATGGCGAGAAAGGCAACGAAACAATCGCCCGCGCCCACGACGGAGTTGGCTCGGACGGGACTCTCGGGCTTGTATTCAAACCACAAACCTTGCACGTTCCCCACGACGTCTTCGCCGCCACGCGTGATAACCACAGCCTGACATCCCGTGGCCTTCATGAGAAGGGCGCATTGGTCCTTCCAGTCAGAAAGCCCGGTTATCTCCTTGGCCTCCTTGGCATTGGGTTTGATTATCGTGCAACCCCTCCATCGCTCGGGGGGACCGGACTTGGGATCAACGATCGTTATCGCGTCTCCCGCGAAAGACGCAAAATTATCAAGCCCGGAAAACATTCCTTTTTCATAGTTTGAAAAAACAACCACGTCGTAGGGGCCAGAGGAACTAAGATTGTCTAGTATCTTTTGCTGCAGGTCTTTCAAGACCTCTTGTTCGTAGTTGTAATCACGCACCTCGGAGTCAATGCGACAGAGCGGGAAATCACCGCTGTAGTATCTCCTTTTGACCGGCACCGACCTTGAAAAGATACATCCGTCCATATTGACGCCCGAACCCATCCGTTTGATCCTATCGTTCGTCAGAGCAAACAAACTTACGTCAAAATTAAAGTTTCTAAATTGTGCACAAACGTTTGCGGCCCCTCCAAGAGCGACGGCATGCGGTTGGGAAAAACAGGACCGCAATACCGGGATGGGAAATTCCGGACTCAACTTGTCGGAATCCACCTCGTAATACTCATCAATCATCGCATCGCCGTAAACGGCGACTCTGGGCTTGTGGTCGTACAGCCGCTGCAAAAGTTCGTTCAAAGACCGAACGCCTCCAGCGTACGCAGGAAAGGGCAGCCCGGCAGCGACTTAACTGCGCCCAACATCATTAGAGCCAATTCTCTAGTTTCCTGTTGGGTGTCGGGCTTCAACCTAAGTTTCCACAAATGAATAAAGGCCGCCAAGGAACCAGTCCAAACAAATTGAGTCTCAAGACAAAGCGGCAATATGATCCTGCACTGCTCCTTGGCGACGCCTGCAGCCTCCATCTGGTCGTACAAGGACTTGGCGTGCTTGAGTAGCATCTGCATCTGGTCCTTAAAATTTTCATTGGCGACCGAATCAAGGTCGCCACTGCTTCCCTGCTTGCTGTCCTTTGACTGCAGCCTGAGTTGGTCGGGCAACCAGTACTCGTCCGAGAAATCAACGTATCTTCCGCTTATGCTGTTTGCGGTGAGGCCCACCTGATGCTTGAAGAGTTGTCGCTCCACAAATATGGGACACTCAATCCTGAACTGCAATTGCGGATGACGGAAAGGCGAGGTGTGTCCGTGCTCCACGAGAAACCTGATGAGTTTTGCGTCCTTCTCATCAAAATTCTCCTTGTTCTTTCCGTAACTAACTCTGGCTGCGTTGACCACCATAAGGTCGTCGCCAAAATGACCTAGAATTTCAGCCTTCATCAAAGACACTCCAGCGGGCTCCGGACCTTACTTTATCCCACGAAATGAACTTCCTAGTTGACTTGGTCTTTTCAAAAGTACTCTTCCCCGCTCCGACGAGAGCATTCTTGCTTCTCATCGCGTGTACTATCGCCGGATTCAAAAGAGATTTTGTTCCCGTCATATATTCCTGAAACTCCCATTGTGATCCGTCGGGAAGACGGTCCTGCAGTACTCCCGTCCACTCGCTGGCCCATATGTCCATATATCTCTTGTGAAATCTTTGGGAGTAATCCGCACTGAACATGTGGGAAATCACGGCTATGGCAACTTCCTCAGGCAGGTCAAGCCCGAGGCCCTTTTGGTAGTCCCTGAACAAGAAGCCGACATTCGCCGCCTGTTTCATGAATTCCTTGCGACACATCCAGAACCCTCCGTTCGTGCTGTAGACCGTGTCTTGCGTCACGCCGAAGTCCCTGTAAATCTTGGTCATACTGGAGTTGGTGACGCCCCACCAATCGGGCCTCTTGGTGAGTTCGGAATTGATGGGCGACTCAAGGAACGAATGCCAAGGGTCCGGTCCTATTATTTCATGAAATTCCTTTGGTGGTTTTCTAACAAAATAATGATCGCTGTCTATGAAAACAAAAAGATCATAGTCCAATTCGCGGATTTTATTCAGATAATGGAACTTCCAATACTGCTTGAAGTCCATTTGTATGGATTTGTCAACCTCGCAGGAAGTCACGTTCGCCAGGGGCTCGTCCGAGAACGTAAGTATGTCGTGCTGCAAACCGCACGAACGGATTGAATCCATCAGAGTCTGAAGCATATACCTGTATTCGCCCCAAGCAACCGACCAGATTAGTGTCTTCATCAGTTTCCCTCCACATAATTCAAAAGCGAATTCCACTTTCTCTTGGCGACTTCAGAATCGCACCATATCTGTCTGGCGCATTCGCTTGCCATCCGCCCCATTTTCTTCCTGAAGTCCGGGTGAACAAGGTCAGACAGGGCCTCCTTCATTTCCAAGAGGTTGTTCCATAAAAATCCAGTTCTCTGGTCCCAAATCATATTCGGAAAATTCCATTTGTTGGGGGCGACCACAGGAAGGCCTGTCAGTTGGGCCTCTACAATAGCACGGCTCTGGTTTTCTATGAACCTGTGGTTGCAGTTATAGAGAAAAACATCCAACGAAGAATAAAAACTCCTCGTGGGCTCCTTGTTCGTGGAGAGGAATTCCCAATTCTCGCCAAACTTGAACCAGTCGTACTTTTCGGAAAGTTCCTTGTTCCAACCCATGATTCTGTAGGAAACGGGCAGGCCAGCGGTGGCTCTTTGATAAAACATGGGAAAGTCTTCGGAAAATTTCATTTGATCATCCCGACTGACTTTCCCGCACACCATCGTTTCCCTGTCGGGTCTTTCTGCGTACTCCCACGTGGAGGCATCAAAATAATTGTCAAGTATGGCGGCCTTCTGATCCTTCTTGGCGGCGAATATCTTTTCGCCCAAAATTCCTTGATGAAAGGTTGATGTAAAAAGACAGCAATCAACCTTTCCTTTTTTTATGGCCTCTATCTCTTCAGGAGTGGTCCACATCATGTCGTTGGACCACAAGAATTTCAGGCCCTTGTCATTTATGAAATTTATTCTTTCTCGCTCTTGAAAGAGCCTGAAGTTGCAATTCGCGTAAGCAAAACCCTTGGGATTCTTGGGAAGAACTTTTGGCATGCAGTACTTCACGCCAAGCGAATCAAGGAAATCAGTATTGTGCTTCTCCGAAAGCCTGAACTCGTCGTTCGGAATGCAGGTTATATTGAAGTCGTCCTTGAGAAGTATGAGAAGTTCTTTGAGTCGGGTGTCGGCTCCCCCGAGATCAGATATCCATTGAAAAACATAAAGATCGGTTTTCATGACTTCAGAGAGTCTACAAAAACCCATTTTCAATGTCAATCTTGAACCGGTGTGAACTTTGAACTCACGGCGGCGTCAATTGCGGCCTGATCCAAGCCTCTTGAGCGGAGCATGTTCCTGAACTCTGTCTCGCCGCCGGAAAACGGCCTTGACTGTCTTTCGGCTTTGGCAGCCATCTCGCGACTTTTTTCTGCGGCTGTTCTTAATTTATTGATATTTCCAGCGAGTTCCGGAGCCTTGCCCCTCCCCATCTTGTCCGCCCACATCAAAACCAATAACAATTTCATGTTGCGATCGTTCTTGATTCTGCCATTTACAAAATATGAAGAAAGAATTTTTTTGCCGAATCCTCCATGGGCAAAATCCATATGTCGCTCAATAAGGAAATTGACCAAATTCCTATGGGTTTCATAGAAATTGACGAGCGAATCAGGAGCCAAAGAAATCATCTTGTCTACTTGAGGAGCATAATGCTCGGGAGACTCGTGGCCTATCGCCTGAACTTTGCCGTCCAAACCTTGGGCCTTACTGTAGTGTGTTCCGTCCACGGTCGTAGCGGTGGACTTGCCTATGTCATGAAGCCAAGCGGCAAGATTTAAAATCTTGACTTCCTCCTCATCAAGATTGAAATCAAGATCGTGAAGGACATCGCCCAGAACAGAATCATCCTTGAGATTCTGGAGTTCTTTGGCCGCCGAGAGTACCGACTTCCTCACCAACTTGACGTGGTTGAGCACCGATCCCTCGGGATGATGATCAAAATTCTGGGGGACGTTCCTCAACGAATCCGAATAGGCCTTGACCAGTTCGCGCACGCCCTCTCCCAACAACCAGTTCCTAAATTCCATAACAACCCCCGTCATTCTATGTTTTGTCTGCGTACTTCCTGACCAAGCTTCTCTATGCCCTGTTCCGTGAAAACCCTGAAGTTCCAGCCTCTTACCTTGCAAGCCTCTTCGGCAGCCCTCCATTTGTCCTTGTTTATATCCAAATCAGTCTGATTGGTGGGCTTGACCTCCCATATTTCCTTGTGACCGTCCATGAAAACCACAAAAAGATCAGGGATATACTTATGGGCTTGTCCTTGATGGATGTAGTCTATGTGAAGGGGCTCGGAATAAAAGGAAACCACCTCGTCGTGTTGATCAAGTATCTTGTAAAGTTTCTCCTCGAGTCCCGATCTGTATCCGAGGATCTTTCCGGTTTTGGTGGACTCGTACTTGCCCTGCTTGAACCTGGGCTTTCTGGTCTTTTTTACTCCCTTGGAGGAGAAATCGTTCCACACTATGGCCCTAGCCTGACCCATGAAATTTTTGTGGTCGAACCCGGGGTGTTTGACCTTGAGATGCAACTTCACGTCCCTCACCGGAGCACGACAGTGAGACAAAGGACAAATCACGTATTCCCTGCCCTCTTGGTGATTGTCAACGATATGAGATTTAAACTCGTCGTACTCGGAGAACTGGACCCCACAACAGAAGCAGACGTACTTGTGCCCCGAATCGCCGAATTGAAGGGTCATTTTTCCCCCTCGTATCCCCGCCTGATCTCATCCAGTATCGCCTCTATGACCTCGGAAACGGTGTGGCATGTACTGAAGCCCGTGGAATTCTCCTCGTGCCAGACATACCTTCCAATCTTTTCATCCCTTTCCACGACATAGCCGATGTTGCTTGCCCAACTCTCTATAGTTCGGAACTTGTCCATCATTCCTCCCCGTAGGTCCGCTCCTGATCTTCTTCCGATATGGCGGGCATTTTCTTGCCTTTTTTCTCCAGCTCCTTTTCGGCATCTTCTTGAGAAATGGCCTCAATCTTCTTGAGATCAGATTTGCCGAACACGGACATCGTGTTCTTGCCGTCAGCAGACTTTTCCAGATCATAAGCCGAGAAAGTCGCCTCCTTGCTCCAGTTTTCGTCCTCCTTGGATTCGGGGTTCTTCATTCGTGCGTAGGTTATTCTGCCTGTCTCGGTCGCTCCGTATAGAGTATCGTCCTTGCGGAAGAAGAGACACAAATCACTCTCCGTGAATAGCCGCGAGGTATTGTCCCACTTGTCCATCAACTCCCTAAAATCCGAGAATCCCGGGCTGCTCATATTCGTCCTCCGTGATGCTATATATCTCGTGTATGGCCGAAAAATCGTTCAGAAAGTTCTTAGAAGAAGAAGAAAAAAGCCCTTATCTTTCAGCGCTCCAAGACGAACTCGGATTGGACCCCAGCGAACTTGAGAAGGAGCCGCAGATAGCCAGTTTCTTCTCCATGGGAGGAGTGACCAACAACGTAAGTTCCTACAAAATCGTCAAATTCAAGAGAAACGACGAAGGAAAGATAACTCACGCGATAGTGAGAAAAATCACCGACCCCGTCATAAAGAAAAGAATATACAAGGACAAGGACGGGGAAACGGTGAGGGTGGAAAAAGAAGAAGAGGAGAAAAACTTCATAGTTCCAGTGGAAGACTTAGATAAACTATTGTCTCAAGACTTCCAGCCGCAGCCGGGAGGCATGGCTTGATACGGGGAGAATACTGGATACAGGACGGACAGGTGGATTTCGCCGACGGGGACACGGGCGACAAAAATCACGAGATGATCGCGATTGAACACGTCTGCTCCGAGCATTTGGAGGCAATCCATAACTATGCGAAGGAATTGGGAATCAGCGCCAATTCGTTGTCCTCATTGCAAGACGAACCCACAGAATCAGCTCAATGGTTGTTGGAACTCATATTGAAAAATTTGTTCACGAAAGCGGACCCATCCAATCCAAAAATGCCACTATACAAGAGTGACGTTGAAATATGGAATGAAATAGAAAAAAACTGCGGCATGGACAAAGAAGCCCTTCATGTAATTATGTCAGGAAATTATAGTCTCCATCGTCATTCAAGACCGCAATCAAACATTGATCCAAGATTGTACGTCATGAAAAAAGAAGGCTGGATAGCAGTGAGGAACGACAACATTGAGTTGTTCGGCTTTGACGAAACAAAAAGAAGAAACCTCGTAGGCGGCCTGGAAGACATATTGGACCAAGAAGGCGTGGAAGATTCAGACGAAGAAATAGAATTCAACCTTTACGATCATAAAACAGGAAGAAGTTCGGAAGTTAGGCTGGCCGATCTAAAGGGGTCGGGCGGGTTCAGGCCGCAGCAATTACCGAGCACCACCTACAACAAGCCGATCCTCATCCCGACAGACAAGTCAAGATTGCAACCCAAGGCCGTGGACGCAAGAACCAGAAGCCTAGTGCAGACCAGCGAAGGACTTGATTTCAAGTCGTGGCTCAAGGAAGAGATGATCAGACGAGCGTGGCCTGAGACAATAGCGACAGGTGAGGGACAACCAGATCGTCTATCTTCGCGAAAAGGTCGTCAACGGAACCGTCGTTCACAATAAAGAAATCCACAAGGCCGTAGTCCCCGCTGGAGCTCACCGACCCCTCGCGTCCCATCTTCAAAAAATGAGTCGCAAACCTGCGCATGACCGCTTCCGAATCATTCGGGTCGTCGTTCATGAAGCCGGGCCGGTAAATCAATACATTCACGCCACCCCTCTTTCTGACCGCCCTCAATTCATTGACATATCTGATGTCCGATATTATTAGCGAATCAGGCTCATCCCGCAAAAGCATGTCAATCCACACCTCGCCCTTGATCTGGCGGAATCCATCCCCTATAAATTGAAGGGCGTTCCTCACTGCCATCTGGAAGTCTTCGGGGGCGTTGGGAACGGTCTTCCAGTGCTCTATAAACTCATAATCCACCCCGAATGCGTCACAGAATATGCGCTTTACATTTGAGGCAAAAGCACCCCTATTCCACCCCAGTTTGCGAGCGAGGTGGTCCGCCGTGACATCCTTGCCATTCCTCGCCTGACCCGCACAGCCTATAAGTTTCATTTTTTAACCCTTTTGAATCGTTATTATACTACTTTAGTTTGATTTTTCAATCCTAGATACAAGTGAAAAAATGTCCAAGGAAGCCAAGTGTGGAAATTGTCTGCTTTATGACAGGTCCAGCCAGACCTGCGGAGTGGTAATACTCGTAGACGGGCAGAAACACCATATGCCGGTAGACCCTGACGACAGTTGCCACATGGATGAACTCGGAATACCCGTCCAACAGGTGAGATGGTGGGTGGAAGACCCGAATACAGGAGAAAAAACCGACAAGGACGGCATAGTGAAAATAGAGTACCCCGAGGGGTTCTTTGGGAGGTAGATGGGAAACTGCTGCGGACCGTTCAAGAGAGGGCAACCGGCCAAGGCCACCAATCCCAAACAACAATGTTTCGTGGACTGCTGCGGCAATCTTTGTCCCCCGGACAATTGCTGCGAAAGCATCAGTTTGTATTTTGATTGCGGATGTAATTGTGACTGCGAGTTCAACGGTTATAACTTCAATGGACTAAAATTCAAGAAAAAGAAGAAAAATAAAAAGAAATATCCCCTCGAAATACCGTCCTTCTCCAAGAACACTCTTTCGGCAAACGGATTCACGTTCGCGGAAAGCGGCCTGATACCGTCAATCCCAAGCAGCAGTTCTTCAAGTTCATCCTCTTGTGAATGTGCACAAGTAAAAGTTGACTTGACAACAGACGGGTGTTGCTTGTACTTGGCTTCGGGCGGCATAGAATCGGTCGGAAAAGGAACAGTAAAAGCCACATATCCCGGCTTGCCTGTTGACGGGAGCATATTTCAGAATTGCATTGATCCAGATGCCATTGGATTGTGCCAAGTGACGACGCTTCTAAATGGCTCTATGGACGCAACGGATGTAGAAGATGGAGATTTAATAGAAGTAGAAGTGATATCACTACTAGGAAACTTCAAGTGTTGCGAAACACAAAGAGACTGCAATTATCAAGCCCCAGCCATATGGATTCAAAAAAGCAATAAAGACAGAAAGACCATAACACTGAATAAGGAGGCGCTACTGAGGAAGGTAAAATTCGCAGCCGAAAGAGTGAGAGGAAAAAGAACTAAGAAACGCTCCTGATGGATTTTAATATCTCCAACACCTTCTCTTCCTTCATGTTGAGTATTTTCTTCACCAAGACCGGATTCTTCAAAAGGTCTCCTGGTCTCTTGAAACCAGCCGCATTCAAACGTTCTGCCCTGACCCGGCCAATTCCAGGAAGCCGACACAACTCCACGAGTTCGGGCCTCACGCCGTATGCGACCCTCAACTCAACATCTCTGAAGTAATCCCTCTTGTTCCATTTGGCGGCCATGGAATCAAGCATGTTCAACACCGTGGAAAGCCTTTCGTAATCCAACTGAAGCCCCCTGGCCATGGCTGCGAATGGACCCAAATTAAGTCCATTCAAAAGACAGTTGTAGACGTAAGCGCCCTTGATAGAAGATTCCATATAATTGCCGCCGTAGGCTCGCTGGACGCGTGCGGCAAAGTCTTCCATCTCGTCCTTCTCTGCCCTCGTCACAAAACCGTTTCTTATTGAATCAACATTGCCAAGGGCGAGAGACAAGGCCATGTCATTGCCCTGAAGATTGTTGGAGAAAAGAAACTTAAAATTCCTCCTGAGGTCGGCAACGTCAAAGGGACTGTAGTAGAGCATGCTGGAGACCTTGCCGACGGAGGTCACCTCGTACTTGCCATCCAATTCCTTTATGGCTCCGACCCTCATGAGAAGATCTATGGTCTTATCAACGATGGTTTCGTCCAAATCCTTGTATTGGAAGTGAGCCAGAGATTTTTCATACCAATGGTGTACGTCGTCCTTTGTTGATATTTCGCCGTGGTGAATCTCGCTGACGATGTGAAAGGCCAAAGTCTTATAGTGCGGATCGTCTATCCTGCCGGCGTGGCTCAACAATTGAGATTCAATGTTCTTTGGACGCGAGAGACGATCAATGTGATGATCGGAATTGCCTTCCGGAAGGAGGATGTGCACGTCGCCCCTCGGATCAAAACCCGGCCGACCCGCGCGGCCCGCCATCTGGAATATGTCGTAGGTCTCTACTTCCGTCATGCCCCGGTGTACGCCCGCTATTACAACTCGGCGAGCGGGTAAATTACACCCCCAAGCAACCGTGCTCGTAGCGATCAAGACTCTCAGATCGCCATGCTTGAACCTTTTTTCCACATCGTGCCTTTTTTCCTTTTCCAAATCGGCGCTGTGGAATTCGCACTTGACATTTCTTTCCTCCAAGGCCTTTCGCACCCTCTCGCCGGTGGCCTTGGCGTGCACGAAAACCAGAAATTTGTCCCCCTTGTACTCTTTGACGAGGTCAACGACCTTGGAGACCTTGTACTCCTCGGTCATGTCGTAGGTTCCGGAAGACTCGTATTCTTCGTAATGTATATCCAGAGGACACGGCCTGTAGTCGGACGTGATCAGATAAGTGTCCTTGCGGACAATGCTGCATCCGACCCAACTTGCAATTTGATCCACGTTGGGCATCGTCGCCGAAAGAAATACGATCCGGGGGTCGCGTGCAATCCTAGAGAACTTCATCAGCCCCACCTCAAGGTGATCTCCACGTCCGGGAACAGTCAGCAAATGGGACTCGTCCACGACGATGGTTCCGCAATCCTTAAGAAAATCATTCTTCTCGGACTGCATGTTCCTGCATCTGGAGTTGAGCATCTCCGATGTCATGATGATGATGTCGGCCTCTTCCATCTCCTTGTGACGGGCCTCGGTGAGCCTGTAGTCGCCCGTGCAGATGGAAATCTTGCAGCCAGCAAAGATTGAATTATCAGACGTCCAATCGTCAATCTTCTCCTTGGCCAAAGCCCTTAGCGGAGCGAGATATATGGCTTTTCCGCCTCTGGATTTGACCTCGTGGGCCATGAACATCTCGGCACATATAGTCTTGCCCACGCCCGTAGGAGCCGCGATCACGCAATTGCAATTGTTGCCATGGACCTCAAAGACCCTGCTCTGCACCTGGTTGAATTGCTCAAACGGATACTGCCCGTACTCAAAAGAGGACGTGGACACGAGTTCCGGCTGATCTTTCAGATGTATTATTGACATAAAAAACGACCCGCCGCCGGCAAAAACCGGCGGCGGGTCTCCCTTCCCCCCCGAACCTATTTCTTCTTCGCCCTGACTTCCAATTCGGCAACGGCGTGCTCGCCTATTCCGTCAATCTTCGCGAAAAAATCCTCGGAACCAGACGCCTGCGACAGCCACCTGTCAACTTCCTTGTCCTTCTGGACGATGGCACACGCCACGGACCTGTCAAACGCGATGGTCTGTGGGAGGAGTTGAGCGAGATTCATCAAATCCTCGTCGGAAACACGAGAACAATACTGCTTTATCAAACCTGCTTCGGACTTTCCCAACTTAACGGCCTTTGCCATAAAAAACTCCATGAATCAACGAAATCACGGACAACAACAGTCCGTAGAACTGGGTATATTTTATTAGACAAATTGAGACTGGTCAATATCAGTTTCAGATGACGTCCAATATCTTTATGTTCGTTCCGTCCGGAGACATGGTGGAGTGCTCGCAAACAATCTCCCTGTCTCCGGAATAACGAAGGCCGAGATTGTAGCGATCTATGCTGACCGATCTGTTCTTCTGGGATGCTATGACCCAGCAGTAGTCCGGCATTATCTCCAGATCCCCGTATCTGTTTTCTTGAGTGACGCCCACCTCAAGAACCATTCCATTAGGAAGGGCCAGTTCCACGGCCCCATCCCTCATGAGATGCTCCATGAAAATTTGTTGAACCTTGCTCTTGCTCGCGATCTTCATAGGTTGCCCTCCGTATCATCAAGAAAAGATTCCAATCAAATCAATACAAATTTAGTTGCTCCGGGGTCATGTACATGTATTCAAATCCTTCAAACACCCTAGGCTTGGATTGTTCTTTTATGGGAGAAGAAATCGGCCTGCCGCGGTCATCAAGACACACGCTCCAGCAATAAATTTTGTGGTCATCCTGATAGAATTCCACAAGCGAAAGAAAATGTCCTCCCAGTACCTTTTTGGCGAGTTTGGTCACGAGACAAAAAGGCAGAAAGGGTGCATATTTGTTGTAGACTTGAAAAGTCTCTAAATAATGGTCCTTGTAGGAAGCCCTGTTCAGATGAAAAACGACCGTGTAGCCGTCAACCTCCACCTCGGTTTTTTTCAACGGCGAAATGTGGTATTCAAGCTCAACCGGGCCCATGGGAAAATTGTAAGGCACGAGATCAATGGCCATATTCCGCATGATTTCAACCTTACGATCAAATTTTGACATGCCATTCCCTCTGACCTTTATTTATCCTTGACAACGACAATAAATGAGATGCTTTGTCCAAAATCCAAAAACATGAATGTAATTTGGAAAAATTCCTTGACGATCACATCAAAAAATGATATGATCAACAAAATAGGAGAAAACAAATGAAATGTCTGCTGCTGGAGACGAGCGACAAAAAAAGATTCTTCACGCTCGTGAGCAATCACAAACAGTTGAAGGAATACTGCCGGGCGTTCAGCGCGAAAATGTTCGTGGTCAAGGCCGACATAAATAAAACCGAGGTCCTTGACCTTGCCAAACTCGTTCCGGCCCTCTGCGACAAGAACTACAAAGGTCGCAGGGTTGAGTTCAAAATTTTAGAAGCCAAGAAGATCAACTGATGTGGCTGCCGTAGTAGCCGATGATAACCTTCATCGCGGCATGCACTTCAATGAACCTGTCCAAATCTTCCTGCTCGTACTTCTCGCGCCTTCTCTTTCTTTTGAGAGAAGCAATATTGGATTTCAGAAGTTCGGAGTGCCTTCTGATCTCTTCCAACACTATCTGATCAACCTGGTCGTCGCTCAAATCAATCTTGATCTTAATCATCTCCCTTGCTCCCGAGGAGGTGACCGACGTCCTGTTCGGTCGCGATCTGCTCGACGCTGTCGCTGGTGGTCAGTGCTATGGCGTCCGACCACTCCTTGATGTATTCCTTCACCTCGTCGGAACTTTCGGCGTCCACCAGAAGCGGATATTTCATGAGAATGTCCGCGTCAAAAGGAGAGGACTTGGACTGCTGGAAAACCGCTTCTTCGTCGCCCCCGTTCCACGGGGAAAGCACCGTGTATTTTCCGGCCCCCTTGGCGGGCTCCACCCTCTTGGCCATCAAAAGGGCATCCATAAGACCCCCGAGCGGATTAATGCCCGATTCAAAGAAAAGAGGCACATTCTCAATCTTCACGCCGGGCGTGAAGTGCCTGTTTTTCTTATTGACGATGGTCATGTTGACCCCGAGGGAGAGCTTGGTGTTCTTGTCTTGGAAGGCCTTGGGAGCTCCTGTCCTGAACCTGAGCGAGGCGTAGAACTTAAGGGCCTCGCCGCCACCGCTGGTGGTCTCGTCGTTGCCGTAAATTACGCCGATCTTCTTCCTAACCTGATTGATCACATACAGGGTGGCGTCGTTGTCGTTGAGAAAAGGATTGAGGCTGCGGAGAATCTTATTGGCGAACTTGGCCCTCTCGCCGGGGCGCTCATTACCCACGGCGTCAATCTGGGCCTTGGTGGCATTCTCAGGGAGTTCCACCTCGCTCCATTCCCTGTCGGTCGGGTTGACGCCGATGCTGTCCCAGACGATCCCGATGGGCTTCTTGGGGAACTTGGCCCGGATCGCCTTGACGACGGCAAGAATCTTCTTCTCCACCTGCTGGAGCGTCACGGGGTCAAAAACAAGTAGCTTGTCGGGATCAACGTGACCACACCGCTCCGCGAAATCGCTGCCGCTTGACCTCTCGCAATCAAGGAGCACGGCGATTCCACCCTGCTTTTGTATCGCTCCCAGGAAACAATAACCAAGAAGCGACTTTCCGGACGCCTCGGGGCCAAAGGCCTCTATGATCCTGCCGCCGGGGAATCCGCCCTTCATAAACTTTCCGCTACAGGCGAAGTTGATCGCTAGATTGCCGGTGTCCACATAATACGGTACTTGACCGGCATGGCGGAGTGTCTCGCCTCCGGTGGAATTGAGGATTTCATCCAGGACCGAATCCTCATTCTTTGATTTCGCCTTGGCCATTATTTGTTCCTTTTTTTGATGTGCGACGATTAAATTAGACCTCTCCCGGGGCCCGATTGCCCCGGGAGAGGTCGCTCTTATCAAATCAACCGAGCTTTCTCAACTCTTCCAGAAAATCTTTGTCGGCGATCTCGTCGTCGTCCGAATCATCGGACTCAACCTTGACGGCGGCCACTGCGGGCTTGGCGGGAGCCTGTTCAGCAACGGCGGGCTTGGACGAGTACTTAGACGGATCAAAACCGCCCGCGTCCTGCTTGAGTCCCAGATGGACAAGCAACTCGTGCTCAAGTTCCTCGTAGGTCTTAAGGACCCTGAGGGCCTTGAGGTCGTGGAGGCTCGTCATCCAGCGCTTGCACTCGTCGGGATCACCGGCGGGCGACTGCTCGAGGAAGTGCGAACCCTCGTAATTGGGGAAACTCTGCTCTCCCGACTTGCGGATCGTTTTCACGAGCTTGAAGTCGTAACCTGTCTTGAATTCCGTAACGTCGCCCAACTGGGGCTGGTTCATCTCCTTGTCGCCAAGAATGCCACGAAGAATGATCTCATGGACGGTCTTGCCGACTGAAAGAATCTTGGGACCAACGTTCTTCTTGACGGTGCCGTCCTCGGACCTCTCCTCGCGGACGATCACGTTGTAGTAATACCTCTCAATCGGCTTGATCTGCCTGTAGAGGTTCCGCTTCTGCTCGGCCTCGGCGGGAGCGGACTGCTCGCTCTCCTTCCAAAGGAGCCTCATGTACTCCACGATCGGGTTCTTGCCGACCCACTTGCCACCCACATAGTCGCGGATGTCGTGGAGGCTCTTGCCGTTCACCCTGTGAAGGGCGGTGACGAGGTAGAAGGGGTTGTCGTCGCGGCCGAAGGAGCCCTTGGGAGCGGGGGGAAGAAGACGCATCACGACGCTTCCCTTGCCCTCGGGCATTCTGACAAAATTCTCAAGGAAGGAACCGCCCGATCCCTCTGTGGATTTGAGCGTCTTATAGTCATTCTGAAGCGAGCCAAGATCAAGTCCCATGTTAGTTCTCCGTTGTTAAAGGTTATCTCAAGTTCAAGCGTCGCATCTGCGTCGCATGTTCATGTTATAGGTTATATCGTATAAGAAGTCAATAGGCTTTAGCAGATTTTTTTAGAACAAATCAACTTTGGGTCAGATCAATGCGGCCGGTCTCCCGCTCCTCGCCTTCCATGGAGGCCCTCGCCTTACCCTCCAAGGCCCCGAGTTTGTCTTCCAGTGTCAGATGTCCTTCAGCCTCTAGGTTCTGATTCAGGGTCTTTTTCCGCTCCATTTCCCTCATGTACTCCTCTTCAAGAGCTTTTAATATCTCGGCGTTGTTTTCAAGCTTCTTTATATTACGGCGATTCTCAGCCTCCTCAAGTCTCTTCTTGGCCTCCGGATCATTGACGATCGGCTTGATCTTGTCTCTGAACTTGTGATTCAAAACGACCGATCTGCGCTCGTCCTTCCTCACCAAGGCCAACTTGTGCCTCCTAGCCTCAACCCTCGCCTTGGCCTTCTGCTCCCTTGCCTTCTTCTTTCTCTCCTGCTGTCTTTTTGTAGCCATTTTAATTCCTTCCTCTTATATCGGGCATGTCGGTCTGTTCGTAGTTCCGCCAAAGATTTATCTCTTCCTTCTGATTCTCCGCCCCCACGTACTTCGGGCCATCGTCCTGCTGCAGGAGTCCGGCCCCCATAGCCATGAAATATTCGGAACTGACGTCCACGTCCCGCCCCTTGTCGTCAGTGGTCTTGTAGATCACCGAGGTGCCCATGGACGATTCGGAATAAATGGGATATTTCTTGCCGACCGTGAACTTGAGCCCCTTCTGCTGGGCCTTGTGGAGGGCGAGCGGCTCGGGTTCAAACAACTCGTGACGAATGGCCCTCTTGTGCGGTCGCGGCGATTGAGTCCTCGTCACCGGGCACGATTGGTCGGCCAAGTCCCTGGATGGAGACGGAATCGGCTTGAAATCTTCGTCCTCGGAAAATTCATCGGTCGTGAGGACCGTGCCCGAGTCAAAACTGAATTTTTTGTTTTTCAGAACTATGCCGTCGGAAGTCTCCCTGTAGTTCAACTTCTTCTTGGCGAATTCATATATTTCAACGTCGGTGATAAGTATATTCCTTCTGGCCAACTGGCTCATGATCTTGGCCGCGAGAACCTCCAAACCCACGTCCTCGGTGACCTTCCCTATCTTGCAATTCTTGGTCTTCAATTCGTCCCCGTAGACACCGGGAGAAGAAGCCTCCTTGTAATGAAACACTATTTCATATCCCATGAAATAAAATAGTAAGAGGATTGATCTTTCTTGACATCAAGCATTGAGAGCGGCTTCAACCTGTTTCGTCACCACATTAGGAGTGATCATGTGATGGAACTCGTTCGCCCCCTCACTTTCGTATGATCATAGTGCCGTATCTAGTGGCCAAATCTATAAAGGGTGCGTTTTTTGATTTGCAAAAGTTTCTACACACGTCTCCGAAGCCGTCCTTGCCCGATATGTGATCTACCACCAAGAACCCGTCCAGTCTCGTTCTTTCCCAACAAACTTCAAGAGTCTCGGAAATTTGATCGTGCGAGCACCTTTCCGTTATAAGAACGAGGTCCACGCCTCCGGACATTTTTTTCTGCATGTCGTCGTCTAAAATTGATCCGTAATGGAATCCCACGTTCAATCTCTTCCCCTTAACGTCCCTCATGTTGGAGACGGCGATCCTCGGAGAATAGAAAAATTTAGATTTTCTTTGAAAACCAAGAACCCCCGTGACGGACTTTGATCCGAGAAGGAAACAGCAACTCGGAAGTCCGAGGTCCAAGCCGACGTGCAGGATTTCTTTGGGATGGACGAATTTGGATAGATGGTAATAAAACGGCAGGTAGTTCGGATCAAGATATTGTCCGCTCCTGCGCGAGTTTTCGTCTATCAGCCTGAACCTGTCCAAGAGTATCCTTGGAGGAACGTGCTGGTTTTTAAGTTTCTGCCGTATGTTGTCGGCGATCTCTTCCAACATAAAATAATCTAGTGACCGGATGAGATACTATTCACTCCTTGATTTTGAGCTGTATCTCCTCCATATCTCTAGGTCAAATTCAGCAATAGTTTTCCCGGACGAATCCGCCATCTCAATGAATTTTTTCTCTATCTCCAGATACTTACGTCCCGTGGGTGTTGACTTGGGTACCTCAAGGCCCCTTTCTCTCATGTACTTCAAGACGTGCGTGTCCAGACCGGCGTGCCTCACGTTCCTCCTGCTGTGCATGACGAAGCACCTGGCCGTCTTTGGACCGATGCCGACGACGTGCTCCAGATCAGCCACAGAACAGGAGGAAAGATCAAGCCCCTTGTCTACGAGGTCCAGCATGGACCTACTTTTGTTGTTGTAGCATCCGATGCCGTGGGTCCTCATGGTCTCCGCCAAGTCCGGACCGAATCTGCTTATGATCTCAAACGGTTCTTCAACCCCGAACAAGGAACGGCCACGCTCAAGAATTCGACAAAGGTTCGCGGCCGCAGTGGTCGCCTTCTTGCCCGCCGCACATATCCAGAAAAGAATCAACAACTGAAGTTCCTGCTCGTCGCAGTCAAACTTCGTTATGTTCTGGGGGTCTACTAAGTAGTTCATCAGCCGTGCCGGCCGACTATGCCGGAAACCTGATCGTCCCTGCTCTTGAACACTATGTCCGTGTTGAGCTTGTCCATCTCTTTCCTGATCATGTGCCCCCGGCTCATCGCGTTCTCGTGGGCCTTGTCCCATGACTTCAGGTGCTGCTTGAGCAGGGTGACCTTGTGCTTGGCACCAATGATCTCCTTCTTTGCATCGCACACGTTGGGCTCCTTCTTGGCGTTGGCCTCGGCGAGCTTGTCGGTGCAGCCTCCTTCCTTGCTCCTCTCGTACGCAGCCGAGAAGAGAACGTCGTACTCGTACTCCTTGTAGGAGAGTATGGCCTCGGCCTCGGCGAGTTTCTGGCTGAAGTAGTCGTACCAAAGTGCGAGATTCTCCATGAAATTATTGAGGCTGACCTCGTTGAAGGCCAGTCTCGAGTTGTCCAACACCACCTCCTGACCACCGATCTTGATGGTGGTCTGGGCGTGGGGGTTCATCGCGTCAATGTCGGACTGAGGAATCAGTTTGTTCAATTCATTCATCATTATTCTCCAAGGTTGGTTGTACGTCGGGCGAATCGGGATCGTCGTATCCCATGTCATCGCTGAATTTTTTCTTGCTCTTCTTCAATTTGGCAGCGAGCATGTCCGCTTGGGCGTCTACGTCGGCAGCCCTGTCGGTCTTCTTGAAAGAGTATTCACGCCATATTTTGTTGTATTCCAACTCGCTGATCTGCTTCATCTGCAGGGTTTCTTTGTTGAACCTCGCCCAACAGGTAAACCTGCTCTTTCCGTGACGGTGCTTGATCACGAATATTCTCGCGATGCCGGCCTCCTTCTCGGCCTGCATCTGGTTGATGCTCCAACACCCGTCCAAGGGCCTGATCTGGCCGTAGGAGTCGGCGAGATTTGTGTCGTCTATGACGCCGTCACCCAAGCCGTCCTTCTTCTGCGCCTCTCTCGCGTCCTTGTTGGGCTGCATGGCCGTGAATATGCAGATATTGTCTTCGGTCGCCAAGCCTCTTAAATCTCGCACAATCCTATATCTGGACTCGTACGTGGGGATGCCCGGATAATCTTTCATTTCACCGATGTAGTCTATGACGAGCAAGTCGGGCGTGAAGCCCATCATCTGAAGTTGCTGCATGTAGGCTTTGAGGGTGGCCACAGTCATGCTTCCCGCAGGGAACTGCTTGATGACGAGCATCCTGCGGTCGTCTTTGTCATGGGTAAAATCATCAAATGCCGCCTTGACCCTATCCTTCATCTCCTGAAGTTTATTGATGTCCACACCCGCGATCTGAGCGTCAAATCTCTCGGCTATGGAATCCTCACCCATCTCCAAGGATATATAAAGAACCTTCTTTCCGAGTTGAGTCACGTTCTTGAGGGCGGCCCCCACGAGAGCAAGCGACTTGCCGCTGCCACTGAGTCCTATCCATGAATATATCTCGCCCCTGTGGCATCCTCCCCCGAGGAGAGCGTCGTCTATGGCCTCAAATCCACTGGTGAACCTCTCCCTCGCCTGCTCCTCCTGCTGCATCCTCGCATACCGCTCTTCAAAGGTGTCAAAGTAATTCAACCCCTCCTCAAAATTGCGATCAACTAGCAAGGCCGTCTTCAGGATGTCTTGTATCTTGGTCCAGGTCGACTCGCTCTCGGGATCGCGCTTTATGAGGCCGAGCGACTGATCAAACGCGGTCTTGAGTCCCATCAACTTTGCGAAGTTGACGATCTTGTCCAGAAAATACTCTCGACTGTCGAGGCCCGGCACAAATTTCTTATATATCAGTTCGGCCTCGGCCACGTACTCCAAAATTACATTGTCGCTCTTGTGGGACACCCTGTCCTTAACGCCCTGCATCACCTGCACGCGGGTCGGGATCGTGTTGTAGGACTCCATGTGGTCAAACAGAACCTTGCACACGATCTGGTGTCGCTCATCAAGAAAATAAGAAGGCAGGATGAGGTCCCTGCACTGGGTCGCAAACCACCTGTCATTCAGCAGAAGTCCAACTATGGTGCGCTGGAACTCCTCATCCCACTTGTACTTCTCGGAGGACTCGGCCTCCTTGGTGAGCCTGTCCAGTTCAGACCGCTCTTCGGGAGTAAGATCGCCCTCTTCAATTTCAATTTCTTCCATGTACGATCCTAATTGAGGGAGCGGCGATCAGTTCTCAAATATTCTGTTGTGAGTGTTGTTGACCCTGACGAATTTGCAGCACTTGCTGAAGTCCTTGAGGCTTTCAGTACCCACGTAAGTACAGGCACTCCTCAGACCTCCGAGTATTTCTTGAACCGTAGACTCCACAGGTCCGCGATACGGAACCTTGGCAGACCTGCCTTCGGCAGCCCGGTATCCGGCAACGCCCCCATTGAATTTCTCCATGGCTTCCCTGCTGCTCATTCCGTAGAACCGCATGAATGTTTTTTCTCCGGCAGAATCATACTCCCAATCCGCCTCACATTCATCGTGACCGGCAAACATGCCTCCGAGCATAACAAAATCAGCCCCCGCACCGAAGGCCTTGGCGACGTCTCCAGGAGTCGTGCAGCCACCGTCGGCTACTATATGACCCTTGAGACCGTGGGCGGCATCCGAACACTCTATCGTGCTAGAAAATTGCGGGAATCCTACGCCCGTGACAACTCTTGTCGTACACGCCGATCCCGGACCTATGCCTATCTTCACAATATCCACGCCGCCAGCAAGAAGAAGTTCTTGGACCATCTCGGGGGTACAGACATTCCCGGCCATCAATATTGATCCGGGACATTTGTCTCTGATTTTCTTGCAGTGATCCACGAAATGCCTCGTGTATCCGTTTGCCACATCAAGACATATCATATCCGGATTACGTCCGAACGATCTGACAAATTCATGAAACTTTGTCAAATCTTCATCCTTGATGCCCATCGCATAAAAGGCAGTGTTTTCGGAAAAAAATTTAACCAAACGATCAATTTCATAATGCTTGTGAAGACAAGCCGGCATATTGAATCCCGCGAGGGCCTTGGCCATTCCAAATGTGCCCACGTTCGCCATATTGGCCGCGACAATGGGAACCCCCTCCCACTCCGCACGCGAATTCAAAAATTTGAACCTTCGCTCTAGAACCACATTCCTGCGACTTGGCGACTCGGATCGCTTGGGACATATGAGCACGTCGGAATAGTCAAGTTTTATGTCGTTTTCAATTCTCATGTTATGGCTCCCGGTTCAATATACAATATTCTTATTATGAAGACAACGCTAGTTTATTGGATGCCGAGAAAGAAAAAGTTGATCAACAAGGCAAACAAGAAGAAGACCGACAAGAGGTGCAAATTCTGCGGCACGGATGAATACTGCACTCTGGACGTGCATCGGATCGTCCCCGGAGAACAAGGCGGCGAGTACGTTGAACTCAACACGGTCGTGGCTTGCTCAAGTTGCCATAGAAAAATACACAGCGGCAAAATCAAGGTTGACAGAAAATACTATTCAACTTCCGGATGGATTCTGCATTACTTTGACGAAAACGGAAACGAACACTGGGATTAGCCGATCCACTCCAAAAATTCTTTCGCGTCCTGATAACCTTGAAATCTTTTCACGACCTCGCCCTCCTGATCCAAAATCATATGCGTGGGAACCACCCTCACCTTATGAAACCTTGAAACATCCTTGTTCTCCGAAACATTCACATAAGCGACAAAGAAAGGCTTCAATGCGTCTATGACCCTACTATCCTCCATAATCTCTTTCTGACGTTCGCACCAATCGCACCGGCTTCCGACGAAGAGCACATATGCCCGGCCGCCAGAATCCTTGGCAAATCTAACTGCGCTCTCGTAGGAATTAATATCCAAAGCAATGGCCTTCGTCGGTTCACCGGCAATGCACTCGGCGGCCAAAACTCCGCCGACCACCAAAAAAATCCGTCTCTGCATGGTTGACCTCCTTGGTCAAAAGCCATCAGTTATATATCAATTACCGCCCAGATAATCATATTCGGACAAAGAAACCATTCCGGTCCGTATGCCCTTCTCCCTCGTTATCCTCTTGCCGAGCGACTTCTGCGCATTCCATGTTATGGCCTTGCAATAAGTCGTGAACTTGGTGTCTATCCTGAGCGAGGCCTTCTTGTCGGGCCGTTCCTTGATGGGAAGCAGAACCCTCACGATCTTGTCAAGCATCTTTTCTTGGTGAGGTCCAAATTTCTGCTTATTGGCTCCGTGTCTGGTCTTGTTCTTCCACAGGTTGGCGAGTTGCTTCACAACAGACTTTATGACTGGGTCTTTCGCATGCTTCTTGCACAAATCAATGCAGGCTTCTATGTAGCACTGCCGCTTGTAGTAGGACGCCGCCCGCAACAAAGCTATCCGCATGTCCTGGGCTATGTCCTCTTGATTGTCGGTGTGGTTGTTTCTCGTGTTCTTCTTTATGAGTTGCCAAGCCTGATACTCGCAAAGTTCGCCGAACTTGCTGTCTAGAAGGAGGTACTCCTCCTCTGTCACGGGGAAAGAATCGTGTATCTTCATATTGAAACCCTTTTTGTTAGTGTTATAGAACGCATGTCATCCAACCTGTCTCCCGCCCTGCAGGAGACACGCATTGCGAGACCCGGAAACATGGAATCGTCCTCCTCGAGAGTTCTGATTCCGAGTTCCGCAATTGAATTGATTTCGCTTTTCTTGCAAAGGACGTAATATCCATCATGTACGTGAAAACATATGCTCGCCCTAGAGGCCAGAGCCTCGTGAAGACGCACAAGTTTTCTCAAACAGATCATGCTCGCTGGGGACTGGATACAAAAGTTTTTAACTTTGTACTGCTCCCGGCCGTCAAAAGTCCTTTTGCGGCCGAAGGCGTCAGTCGCCGTGTTGTTGCCATTGGTTGACTGGGAGTTGACCCAGTCAAAGGCAACGGGAAATGTCTTACCAAGGCTATGTATGAGTCTGGAAGCAATTTCTTCCGAAATTTTCAATTTGGCCGCCAAGGAAGATTTGCCTTGACCGAATACCACGGGCAGGAATATGTCCTTACATATCTTTCTGTGGCCTTCTGTGGGCTCCTGCCGGGTGATGATCCGCCATATCTCCTTGTATGGATCAGAACCGGACTCCAGCACTCTTGCCAAATCCCCGTCTCCCGACAGCCATTGAAGGACGTTGACCTCCATGTTTCGGTAGTCAAAATACAAAAAAACGTCGTCGTAGTCCTGTGGCCTGATATCACGCTTGTCGTCAGGACCCATTGAATGAGGATTGTAAGAATTCCGCCCTGTCTTGACGGTCCTGAGTCTTCCGTTCACCTGACCTTCAATCACGTAGGTGGCGTAGACGCAACTCCTTCTCTTGTTGTCCACGAGACAGCACGTCTCTATTTCGGGAAGAACCTCAGAAAAAAGTGGTTCATATACTCCGAAATAAAAAGACTTGAATTGCTCCCAGCCGGGATCGGACAAACAGGACTTCAGGAGAGCAACAGCCTCCCTGAACGTCTTTGGCTTGTCCGCCTCCATTCCGAGATACGAAGATATGACGGAAAGATCATAAATTTTCCCTTTCAGCTCCAATCCGATTCCGGTGCGGCCCTTCAAAAAAGAAAAAACATCCTTGGCGCACCAAGAGATCAGCGCGTTTCCGCCGTCCAGAACATGATGAAGAGAAGAGGCGAGGTAAGAAGACTGATCCACGTCATCCAAGGACAACGTCAGCGACTCTCCGCCGTGACGAAAGGAAAGCTCAACGCCAACCGACTCGTTCCAGTCCGGATTTTCCTTGTTCAGGCTGAAGTATACGTCCTTGCCCTTGAGACGCGGCAGGAATTCAACAAAATCGGTCATTGAAAATCATTCTACATGTTTTTCTAGAACAATCCATCTCAATCTTTGAAAAGAGAATGAACCAGTCGTTCATCTAGTTTTTTCAATGATTCAACCCCATAAAACTTTAAAATTGCCTCCTTGTAAGATATTCCTTTTCTATCGGATATCCTCCTGAGATACCGTTTGAGTTTCTTGTCGGTAGTTCTACCATCTTTATTGCTTTTACTAGGACTTTTTGGGACCAAATGATCTGTGTTCATGCATTATCCAATTATGTGTTTATAGAAGGGGGTCCTTCCCTTTGGACCCTACTAATCTTAAGATTATAGTTATCTAGAATATACTCTAGATAACCGAAAATCTCAGACGAGTTCAGTCCTCAGTTCGGACATTCCGTCTTTTCTGCTTGACCGCCTACTTCCCGTCCTTCATATCCGCTTATACGACTTTATTGATTTTTTGTCCATTATGGACCGTGACCCAGGCCCCTTGACAGATCAAACTACTGTCGGGTTTCACGGGAAAAACGCACGGCTTTCGCCTAGCCAAAAAGTCTTTCGCGAGACTGATACAGCCCTTTGTTATTGGTTTACCTCATGTGCCTCTCGACACAACGCTTAGGACGACTACCAGGAGTTTCTAACTGGCATGGTTCGGGTCCCCCCGAAAAATCAAGCAGCATCTCACCGCAAATGTTCTACAGTTGTTCGTTTTCAGGTTTCAGGTTATATTAGTTCAAGTTTCCGGAAACAGATCATACCTACACATGAGCATTTTGCAATACGGGAAAATGAGCGAACTTGAACCGATCATCAAATACAAGATGAACGATATGGAGGCGAAAGCCTTCAAGATCGCCATAATCTGGGAGGAAGAATGTCGGAGAGAGATTCCAAAGGAATCTTTCGCGAAACTCAAGAAAAACACCGACCCTAGAAAATCAACTCTTTTCAAATATTGCTACAAACTCGCCCGGGAAATGAAGGGAGTTCTGGAAGACAAGGACCTCAGAACATATGTGCGGTCGCAAATTCAAATATTGAAATCAATAAAAGAGGGAGACATTCATGCGTTGATAGAACCCCACTGCTTGGTCGGCGAAAAGGCATGGAAGAGATGGAAAATATGGCAGAAAATGTACCGAAAGAAATTGAACAAGGCTCTCACATCTGATCAGATCGGAGTTTCAACCAAAGAATCAAAGGTCATAACTGAACTCAAAAATACACGATTTTTCATGGAATCCAAAAATTTATTGGACTACGATTCCTTCTCGGCGAACAAAAAAAATCTTGAGAGGTGGAGTGCGAACGGAGAAATATCATATTTCTACCTGCTTCTTTCTCCTTGGGTCAAAAAAATTTACGGAGACGACATTCCATTTGATTTCGACAAGATATATTACAGGTCTGCGATAACTCCATTCGTGGAGCAATTTTTCACTCAGGAATTTTCAAACGAAAGAATTTAACATGACAAAGAGTCTGGTTACGGGCGGGGCGGGTTTCATAGGGTCAAATCTTATAGACAGATTGTTGCTTACGGGGCATGAAGTGATTTGCATTGACGACGAATCCTCCAACTCCACGGACACATTCAACTGGAATCCGTCCTGCTCAAATCATAAAATTGACATAGCAGAAATGAATTCAATTTCGCCTTTGTTCAAAGGAGTGGACTATGTCTTTCATTTGGCGGCAGAATCTAGAATTGGACCGACCATAGAGAATCCAGTTAAGGCCGTTAGGACAAATTCTCTCGGTACGGCGAACATCCTCCAATGCAGCAGAATCAACGGCATAAAAAGATTGATGTATTCATCGACCTCTTCCGCTTACGGAAACAACCCTGTTCCCAATAAAGAATCTCAGCCGGACGATCCTCTCAATCCCTATTCCGTATCCAAGGTTTCGGGGGAAAAATTGTGCTCAATGTACACTTCCTTGTTTGGTCTGAAAACTATCATTTTCAGATACTTCAACATTTACGGAAATGGAGAACCAACCAAGGGACAATACGCTCCCGTCATCGGCATTTTCAAGAGACAAAGGGCAAATGGACAACCACTGACAGTTGTGGGAGACGGACTGCAGCGTCGTGATTTCACGAATGTTTCCGATGTTGTGGAGGCAAATGTGTTGGCGTCCACAAAGGATATTGACGATGAGTATTTCGGCACCGTCTTCAATGTCGGAACTGGAAAGAATAACTCGGTTTTGGAAATAGCCAAAACCATGTCCGACAACATTGAATTCATACCACAAAGACCCGGCGAAATGAGAGAAACCCTCGCCGACATATCCAAATCCAGAAGGATTTTGGGGTGGGAACCCAAGGTGAATCTGGATGATTATTTGAAGAGTTTGTCTTGAGTATATTCAATCCAGATAAATCAAGGCCAGAGTACACAAAAATAACAAGAAAAGACTCTCGTCTTTATGTAAATTATAATGGATGGACTTACGATCTATCTCCATCTCCGATCACAAGGATGAATTTGCCTCCGGATGTTTCTGGTGTGGATGAAATACTGCTTCGTGGTTCCGAAGCCAAGGGCATTGTTGGAGATTTTGAATTAAGGACCGAATACGAATGGTATCGTGGTTGTGATGCTCGGGCCGAATTGCTTAAAGTATTTATGGATGGTTGGATTTATGAGATATTTGGAGAGGGTTTGAAATTTGAAAAAATGCTCGTTTGGGCCTGTCCTTATTTAAAAATGGTACTTGGATCAAATCCCAAATCAATCTATCTTTCTGCTGAGCCGGTCTGTTCCAGAATCCAATCTAAATACTGAGATATCCTTGTGTGAGCGCATTCGTCACCATAGTCGGAGTTGGGGCCTTCATCATCAGACATGACGAATGAATTTATTCCCGCAAGCTTCTGGTCAATAAACAGACCTCCGCCCGAATCTCCGCTGGCTATCAGAAATTCCAATTTAGTTTTCTTTCCGCCCATATTAGTGCAGACAAGACAGTTCCTGTCTATTCTGTCCACGATGTTAGATCCTGCCCTTTTGTTGTCATCGGACCTAACGGCACCGCTGGAAAAGGTACCCGTCAAACCATATCCGCAAATACTCGCAACCTTGCCGACTTCATCCTTTTCGCTGTAAAGTTCGGGATAAAAGTCCAATCCGAAATCTTCTTCCGAATACGCGACGGCTATGTCATTTAGGCCTATGATATCTTCGTCGTACCCATCTTTCACTATGATTTTCTTTATTTCGTAGTTCTTTTTGCCGACGTTAACGACAACATTTTTTGTCTCTTTGACAACGTGAGCCGCCGTTATTACCCAGTGCGGCTTGATAACAACCGCAGAAGCCACAAAATCATGCTCTTTGCCCTTTTCTTTCTTGCAAAAGCATCTGCCCTTCAATCTCACAACGCATCCGTGCTCTTCTCCGTAAATCCTGTACTTTTCATCCGGGGTAGAAGGGTCTATTGTCCCGGCATAAGAGGATGTGAAAATCAACATTGAAAATAGAGCCATCAATGTCGCTCGCATTCATTTATATATGATTTTGGTTTTATTTTTTTCCCGGAACTTTGTTCCTATCCGATTCGGTGAATAAATAATAATGCGCGTTCCGCCGCACGGCGACCCGCAAGGAGGCAGATGAAAATAGGACAAGGAGTGTCTAACGAGAAAATACTGGTTTGTCTTCCGACATATCACTCCAAAATAAAATGGGTGGAAAGAGCCGTAGAATCACTCAGAAATCAAACCTATGAAAATTTTGAGTGTATGGTAGTCAAGGATGGTTGTCGCCACGCATTTGACAAAAACACGTGCAAGGAGTGTTACTCATGTACGGAGACTATAAAGTATTGCAAGGAAGTGGAAATAGAAGACAAGAGGTTTAATTTTCATAACCTTCCGGTCAACTGCGGAGCGGCGGGATGGGGTCCGAGAAACTTTGCGATAATGAACAGTAGTCATAATCTTATAGCATATCTGGACGACGACAATTGGTTTGAGCCAGATCATCTTGAATCTCTGTACAAAGCTCTTAGGGAAAACGACGCCGACATGGCGTATACGGGAACAAGATTGTACGACAGCGAAATGAACATAGTCGGAATAAGAATGCACCCCCATGCTCCAAAACCAGGCCACATAGACACCAGTGAAATACTTCACAAGAGGCACCTAATCAACAAGTATGGCGGTTGGAGAAAAGTCACCAAATGCAATGACTGGGACCTGGTTTCCAGATGGGATTATGTGGAATGGGCCCACACCAAAAAGGTGACGCTTAATTTCTACATAAGAGAAGGATGCGGAATACACAGGACCTGAAGAATTTTGTGCTAAAGTGGAGGTCTTCGGACGTCCCGAACAAACAGGTTATACACGAATACAAGCCATTTTGCTTAGGACTTCTCTATGAGGACGAAGAGATCGTCAGAGAAGTAACTTCAATACTCAGAAAAAACATACAACTATGGGCAATGCAGAACAGTCCCATCTACAAGAATTTTTCTGAGATCAAGTCTAAGTCAGACCTTACAGACAAATCATCGTGGTACGTTAATTCCGTATTGAGCGAATCCCAGTCCATGGCGACAAGTGGAAGTACAACTGGCCTTCCATTCTCGTACCTCAGATGGGATCCTCTTCTTTATTTTATAGAGGCCACCAACCATTACGATCTCATAATGGATGAGTTTGAAATAAAAGAAAATCCCAATGTTTTGTATTTTTTCAACACATCAAGATATGAAAAAGACAAAGCCATAACTGTCAGGTCTGATTCAGATAACTTCATGGAACACCATGGAATTAAAAGAAAGGCAACAACCCATTATGTGAATTTCAAAATGTTCCAAGATCAAAAAAAGGAATTTTTCAATGGATTTTTTGATCACGTATTAAAAAATGAAATTGACGTGATATTTTCTCCTGGTCCTTCAATAAATTCAATGTGTCATTACATTAGAGAGCAAAAATTCAAATCAAAAGTTTGTCATCTTCTAAGTAATAGCAATGAAAAAATAATGTCGGAAGATGCCGCCTTCCTTTTTGAAGGTCATGTAGATGACATCTGCGATCACATGCGCTGCTGGGATGGTGGGGCTTCTTTCTTCACCTGCAGACACAGAAACTACCATCTCATGGACAACTTGTCGTGGTGCGAGGATGTGGAGGAAAAATTAGTTTCCACCGATTATTTCAATCTTCCCAGCCCATTTGTCAGATACTGGAATGGAGATTTTTGCCGAATTACAGATACATATCAGAGGTGCGAATGCGGACGATTGTACAGAGAATTTGAATTTCTTGAGAACAGGCCTTTTTCCTTGAAAGGAAGATCGATACTGGACGTCAAGGAGGCTTTAGACCACCTGAGAATCAGCAACATAAAGCAGGTCAGGTGTTCAGCCGAATTTGTAGAAATTGTTTCTTATTCGCCCCTAAGGGATGTGGACAAGCAATTCCTTGACAGAAAATTTCCTTTCAAATTCAGATTCGTAGTTGAAAAATGAGATTAGGCCGACTCAACACCTCTACATACAAATGCGCTTATCTCACGACCGAATCGGCCTGTGAAGAGTGCCCTTCCATATACAATGAACTTCCTCTTTTTGACCAAGTCGTTTTGCCGAAGGGAACTCCATTTGGCACTTGGTCATCATGTAGTAGCGGTGGAGGTGGGAACACTTCCGATTGGTATCTTGATGTTTGGTTAAAAACAATCCCAGAGAGTTGGTTTTGTGCCAAGGCAAAAAACAAATCTTTTTTGTCGCAATCATCTTCGTCTTCTTATGAGTCTTCTTCATCTTCTCACCACAAGTCTTCTTCTTCTTCTTCTTCTTCTTCTTCTTCTTATAAATCTCCAAAAACAGGATCGCCATGTGATTATTGCATACAACTTTGGGAATATGATCCAAAACTTCATGTGATATGCGGCGGACCTTACGACAGTTCTCAAGGATGCTCAAAGGGTTGTTCCGAAGAAAATAAAACAGCAGTTCTTTTGAATTTCAATGATTCAAGGCCAAATGATGATAATTACACAAGCGTTTCTTTGAATTTAAGTTTTGATGGAGATTTATCGGACGCAGGCCCGAATGGATTAGATGTAGTAGGAATAAGCAATCCGATTCCAATGATAGATGGAATTAATTCTCTCAACTACCCGATACCAGAGGGGATGATAAGTACAGTTCAAAGTAAATCAGGAGGATCTAGTGCATATCTGTACAATACGGCCATATACGTCACCCCCGATCAGGGCTTTGCATTCGGAAACGAAGACTTTACCATAGAAACTTGGGCGTACATGACCGACTGGAGTAATGGAGCCCCTACGCTTTTTGACGGTCTCCAACTGAACAACAATAACAACTACAGGTCTGATTGTTTTGTCTGGCAGTTGATTGAAGAACACAACGGTAGAAACACCTCATCCATATATCACAATGGAACTCAGCACTTTTTTGAATCATCCGTTGATGTCCCGCTTAATCAATGGGCTCATCACGCTTTGGTCAGAAAGAATGGAACAATATTCTGGTTTTTAAATGGATCGCCAGTAGGGGCGATAAAAATCAATTTAGATGTGACCTCCGAAAACTGCCTCATAGGCAGGGTCGGCGATACATGGAACTACACGTATCACGGATATCTGGACGACTACAGAATAACCAAAGGAATCGCCAGATATTATGGAGAATTCACTCCTCCAATTAAGTCTTTTGATGATGACAATAATTCATCAAGTTCAAGTTCTTCAAATCAAATATCACTTCTTCTTCATCTGAACATGGGTTCAGATTTTAATGACGAAGGAGACTACCCGACTAAAATAGAGCCTAATGGTGGAGTTCATATAAGACCAGAACAATCCAAGTTTGGCGAAGGAAGTGCGTTTTTTGATGGACAGGCAGGATCTTACATAAAAATTGAAAGCACAGACCCAATTAATCCTCCATTGGGAGACTTTACAATTGACTTATGGATTTACGGAACAAGAGATGAAACAGAAAGAATAATAACAACTGGAGCAACCGGTTGGTCCTATGGAATAACTGCTTTTTCAATTCAAAAAATAAAGTCAGGCTATTCAAATGGAGAATCTTTTCTATCAATATCAATTGCTGGAAACGAATACAAAACAATAAGTCCAATAATACAACAAAATTTTTGGCACCAAATATGCGTTTCAAGAAAAGATGGCATTTTTTATCTGTTTTTGGATGGGCTTCTTGTAAAGACAATTGACGCCCACACCGCATACCAGATTCCGCCCATAAAATACATTGGCCAAGACGTGGGAGGAGCATTTGAAGACTATTTCTTGGGATATATTGACGAGATTCGTTTGTCCATAGGAGAGGCACTAACATCAAGCTTCCAAGTGCCCACATCCCATTATCAAAAAAAACCCTCCCAAATATCCAAAAACACCATACTTTTGATGCATATGGATGGAGATTACAAAGACTCCTCTCGTAAAAAAATACCATTCAAAGCCTATCAAATAACAGGCATGCCTTACATAACCGGAAACATCAAATTTGGATCCGGTGCTCTTGTCACCAATGGGGGTGTTTTGGAATCCCAATTTCCCCTAGAAGACATTTCTTCTGGGGATTGGACGGTGGAATTCTGGTTGTTCGTTGATAACACCAATCAATTCGCGACCATATTGGCAATCCAAAGAAATGAAGCCTATGACCTAGGTGCATTCCCGGGTTTGCACATATACGTAGATTATGGATTCCTGTGTGTGGACGACGCCCAGAGTTCGGATGCTCGCATTGCTTTTGATATTCAAAATCAATGGACACACTTGGCCATCACGTGGCAATCTTCCACCAACACCAAGATCGTTTACATCAATGGGATTTCGGTATCAGCCACGTCGCAGCCCATGGCGCCCAGTGCCTATAGATATAAAATCAACATAGGTGCGATTTCTTGGTTAGTTAACATTAGCGGAAATAAAGAATGGTTCGGATTCGGAAATGTGATAATAGATGAGTTGAGAATCGCAAAAATACTGGCGTACACATCAAATTTCACTCCTCCCACAAAGCCTTTCAAGGCTACAACCCACATTGATTCTCTTCTTCTTCATTTTGAAGGGCCGGAAGGAAGCACCGACTTCATTGATTCTGCCAATGGCCTCCAATCGGTCGCCCTAGGGTCAACCGCAATCACCACATTCAAAAGCAAATTCGGAACTTCTAGCGTACTTTTCAACGGAGACTACGACAGGATTTATTTTGATGACAATGAACTTTTTGATCTGGAAGACGGAGATTACACGATAGAATGCTTCGTTTATCTGAATGATTGGTCCGGATCAGGGGACCTAAAGGCAAGAATATGGGCTTTTGAAAATTTTGAATCATCGTGGTTTCTCATGGTTTCTAATGACGGAAGTGGAGTTCTGACGGTGGGAACCCCCATCCCAACCATCCCAACATCAGGATTCGCCACACGTGATGTGATAACCTCTCCTGTGGGGACTGTTTCTTTGAACAAATGGTTTCACATCGCGCTTGTTAAAGAAAAAAACATTAGAACTCTTTATGTGGAAGGAAAACCCGTCGGCCCCAGCACAGAAAGATGCCACCCATTAGTTGATGATCTAAATCCAGTTAAAAGATGCAGACTATCAATAGGAGGGTCCGTAAATAGATGGAGCAGCGGGCCCAATTTGAATGGCTATGTAGACGAGTTCAGAATAACAAAAGGTATATCAAGATACAAGAATCGCTTCATGCCGCCGATCAGCGAATACAAAATAGTAGACTCTTCAATCAACGAAATTGTAATAAAATCAAAGAATGTAAGAATAACAAAAACAGACAGCAAGTTCGGATCTTACAGTGCGTACTTCACTGGAAAAAATTCAAATCTTAGTCTCGAAAGCAATAAATTGGCTCTCGGGAAAGATGACTTTACCATAGAGTTTTGGATCAAGCCGCTAGAATACCCAGTCAATTCAATCTTCACATCAGGTAAAAGAGCGGGTGATCTTACGGGATCAGGACTGACTCTTGGTCCATACAACTTGTCAGGAGGACTAAGACTATCAGATAATTACAACAATGCAATTTTGTGGACTTTTTTGTCTCTAGTCAAAAATGAATGGAATCATGTTGCGATAGTCAGAAAATCCGGAGAAATAACTCTGTATGTGTCCGGGTTGTATCAGGCATCGGCACCATGCAGCATAAATTTTGACTCGGGAAAATTCTTGATAGGCACAAGCGGATTCGGATCAACGGTTTCATTGCTCGGGAACATAGATGATTTTCGCATAGTGGTTGGCACGGCCGTATACACGGCAAATTTCAATGTGAATTTTTTGAAGAGAAATGATTTGACGAAAGTGACCTCGCAAGTCGCATCGTCTGGGCCGAGTTCATATTTCCCGACTCCTAGCAATGAATTGATAACATATATCCCAGAAGTGGGGGATGTAATATATTGTATACCACTTGAAGATTATGACTCTAATCTTCATGAAATATGCGGCGGCCCATACTATTCAAAGAGCCAATGTTACAGTTGTGCCTCCAGCAGCAGTTCTTCCATTAGCAGTAGTAGTTCTGCAGCACCTTGCTTCCCAGTAATAACGGTTATTGATATAGAATTGTCACCTAGCAGTTCTGGATCATCGGGCCAAAAGATGATTCATATTGAATGTGCCGACGAACCGGCCTCGTCTACGTCCTGCCTTCCGCCCCCGCCGCCACCAGAAGCAGTGATGTGTCCGAACGGCAATGCGATAGGCACTACGTTTTATTTCCCCGATTTTGAAAATTGTACCTATGTTCCATACGAACAAATATACGGAAGTTGCAACAGCAGTAGTAGTTCGGAATCATCAAGCTCCTGCAGTAGTTACGTAAGGCATTGTCTATATTCTGATTTTTCTATTCCTCTTTCGTTATTTACTTTGGAAGATAAACCTCCTCCATGCGAATATGGATTCTTTTGCACACAAACAGGATGCGAAGAACTATGTGTGGATCAGCCTTCCGGGATTAGAGTTGACGAGTGCGATCCATTTTTCTGCTCGCCGGGGGTTTGTCTCCTTGACTGCTATACGCAGCAATCGGTTCTTAGCGCAATAGATTGTGCCCTTCTCGGCGGAATGTGGTTTCCAGATGGAGCGGGAGTAGCAGAATACAAGGAGGAAAACTGCCGACTGGATTGCTGGGAGTGCCTTCAGACGTCGTTTTATTGCCAAAAAAAATCATTTTATGACAGATGGCAATATCCAAAACCTTGGACATTCACAAACCAAACGGAACCAGTTTGCGACACCGGACTATATGACAACCCTGAAGATTGCTCTGAAAAATGTTGTGGCTGTGTTGACTGCATAGATCCTCCTTGGGATGGAACGAGCAGATTCGACGCGAACGGCGATGGAGAACTTGACGCAGCGGAGCGAGCAGCGGGGCGAGCGGCCGCCGGAAACTGCTGCTCTAAAATAGACGACAATATAACAGGCCCTCTCCAGCCCTTTGCTGGCAAAATAATAGTTTGGGGTTGAACTAGATAAGGAATCATATGGCTAACTGCGTTACGGTAACCGAAATAATTGAATTATTACCCCCAGCCCCTCAAGGACATCAGGGCCATCAGGGCCATCAAGGACATCAGGGCGACCAAGGACATCAGGGCGACCAAGGACATCAGGGCGACCAAGGACATCAGGGCGACCAAGGTTCACAGGGTGACCAAGGTTCACAGGGTGACCAAGGTTCACAGGGTGACCAAGGACATCAAGGTGACCAAGGACATCAAGGTGACCAAGGACATCAAGGTGACCAAGGACATCAAGGTGACCAAGGATATCAGGGAGCAGGCCATCAAGGCGACCAAGGACATCAAGGTGACCAAGGATATCAGGGCGATCAAGGATATCAAGGTGACCAAGGATATCAGGGCGATCAAGGATATCAGGGCGATCAAGGACATCAGGGCGATCAAGGACATCAGGGCGATCAAGGACATCAGGGTGACCAAGGATATCAGGGCGATCAAGGATATCAGGGCGATCAAGGATATCAGGGCGATCAAGGACATCAAGGTGACCAAGGACATCAGGGCGATCAAGGACATCAGGGCGACCAAGGACATCAGGGCGATCAAGGACATCAGGGCGATCAAGGACATCAGGGTGACCAAGGACATCAGGGTGACCAAGGTTCACAAGGTGACCAAGGTTCACAAGGTGACCAAGGTTCACAAGGTGACCAAGGTTCACAAGGTGACCAAGGTTCACAAGGTGACCAAGGTTCACAAGGTGACCAAGGTTCACAGGGTGACCAAGGTTCACAGGGTGACCAAGGTTCACAGGGTGACCAAGGTTCACAGGGTGACCAAGGTTCACAGGGTGACCAAGGACATCAAGGTGATATAGGTCCCCAAGGACCACCAGACGGAGCTCAAGGTTCGCAAGGTGACCAAGGTTCACAAGGTGACCAAGGCTCACAAGGTGACCAAGGCTCACAAGGTGACCAAGGCTCACAAGGTGACCAAGGCGATCAAGGCCATCAGGGAGATCAAGGCTATCAGGGAGATCAAGGCTATCAGGGAGATCAAGGCCATCAAGGTGACCAAGGACATCAAGGTGACCAAGGCGATATAGGTCCCCAAGGACCACCAGACGGAGCTCAAGGTTCACAAGGCGAGCAAGGTCCACAAGGCGAACAAGGTTCACAAGGCGAACAAGGTTCAAGTGGAGACCAAGGTTCACAGGGTGATCAAGGCTCACAAGGTGATCAAGGATCACAAGGTGACCAAGGATATAAGGGTGAACAAGGGCATCAAGGCATTCCTGGGATTGAAGGCCAATTAGGCCCACAAGGATCGGAGGGTCCACAGGGAGACCAAGGAACAGGATATCAGGGCGACCAAGGCCATCAAGGCGACCAAGGCCATCAAGGCGACCAAGGCCATCAAGGCGACCAAGGACATCAAGGCGACCAAGGACATCAAGGCGACCAAGGACATCAAGGCGACCAAGGCCATCAAGGCGACCAAGGCCATCAAGGCGACCAAGGACATCAAGGCGACCAAGGACATCAAGGCGACCAAGGCCATCAAGGCGACCAAGGCCATCAAGGCGACCAAGGTTCA